GCACGAAGGACAGTATGCAAGCATTATCATACAAAACGTGCCATAATTCACCCCAATGATATTGCCTGCGATCTTTTCATAAAAAAATATTCGTTCCAGGCACTTCCCGTTGACCGCCCATATATACAGTTTTCGTCTTTCATGGTTGGCCACAATAAGGGACGGGTTCCGCTTAAGGGCAATGCTTTTAGGAATCCAATAGCGGACGTAATCAATTATTTTTAATATCAAAGGAGCAATTATGCCAGTATCAATTATATTAAGACGTAAAATTGGGGAGCAATTAAATAATTGGATTTATCTCGGTATACGCACGGGAGCGAGGAAGAGTGTTGAAGAATATTTAGCTCTTAAAGATATTGATCCTGCGCGGGCGGAAGCGGCAATAAAAAGGGCTATCGATATGCCGCATCGAGCGCGTGCAAGAATAAATCAATTTATAGCTACGTATACTCAAGCGTTTCTCATAGAATGTATTAATTTATGGGGGGATGTAACCATTGCGGAGCTAAATGCGGAACTAACAACGCTTGAGAACTATGCGATGGGCTTGCATGATCGCAGGATAAATGGCGGGGAATCATGGGACAGTTTGGCTGCCGATATAATGTCACATGTCGAAAAAGAATCCGACAAATGGAATTTCCCGTTTCCAGAAAATTATACAGATATTTGGGGCGAATAATGCCCACTGTTGTGATCGGAAATAACACTGGAAATGATTTTTCTGGTGTAGAAGATGCAATGCTGATTCATGAGTCAGGTGAAGAAGCAAATAATTATGGAACAAACCCCGATGCGTTTGTGTATAATGAAAATGGCTCGACTCAGATAGTAAATGAAGCAATTAGATTCACGGGTATAACTAATATTTCAGGAACAATAGCCGTGTCGGCTGCTACATTCTCTATTTGGTTTGATGCTTATGCATATTCTGCTAGAACCTTTGCTTTAAAAAGATTATTAAGAACATGGGGTCAAGGCGTTCATAATGATACACCTGCGACAGCAGGCGAATGTTCCTGGAATTGTTATGCTTATCCATCTACATGGACATCCGGTGGAGCAGGAAGCGATGATAATGATAGATCATCGACGGTGACAGCAACATTCACCGCCCCCATAAATGATACTCCAGCTTGGTGTGATTTTTCGTCAGCGCAACTAGCAACAGATGTTCAAAATATGAAAAATGGTGTTGTTAATAATGATGGATGGCTTCTATATAGATCAGATGGAGTAGGAGGAAATGCCTGGACGCGTTTTGCATCATCTGAACATGCCGATGGACAAAGACCTTATTTGACTTTTACATATACAGTGGCGGGTGGTGGCTTTTTGAATAGAAATTATTTCTGGGGGAATTACTAAACATGTTTGATTTTATAATAAAAAAGGGTTCAACATCTATCATTCTCCCTGTTTCATTGTATGATTCATCTAGTACAACCGGAGCAAAATTGGCCGGGCTCGTTTATAACTCATCGGGTCTGTCTGCTTATTACAACCGCATGGGAGCCAGCGGAGCGGCAACGGCAATCATGCTGGCAACGGCAACAAAAGGTACGTGGGCGACCGGCGGGTTTGTCGCAATCGATGCAACGAACATGCCCGGAGACTACGAGCTGCATATACCAGATGCGGCACTTGTAACTGGCGCAAACATGGTTTTAATCCAGATCAAGGGTGCAACGAACCTGGTGCCGAAAAATATATTAATCAAGTTAGTTGATAATGAGGAAATTGATTCTTATACAATCCTCAATCATGCCGATCATGGGCTTGCACAACTTGTACGATCCACCACTCCCGCAAATAAGCTAGTCATATCATCTGCCGGCGATGTGGGTATCACCCAGACGGGGGCAGATAAAGTATGGTCGACGGCGTCGCGCACTCTCTCCGGTTTTGGTACACTGATTGCCGATATTTGGGCTTATGCTACGCGACGATTGACCGATGCGACGAATATCACCAGTGATGGTGCCACCATCGACCAAACGAAAATTGCCAGACTTGATGCGAATGTTTCTTCCAGATCATCACACACTGCCGCTGACATATGGGCGGTAGGGACCCGAACACTAACCAGCTTTGGCTCCCTTGTAGCTGACCTCTGGGCCTATGCCACGCGGACGATCACCGGCGGTACCATAACAACCAATAGTGATAAATCAGGGTACAGCCTGACGACACCGCCACCGACCGCGGTACAAATCAGGCAGGAACTTGACTCCAATAGTACCAAACTAAATGATATCCAGGCAACAGTTATCGCTATATACGGCTATCTTGATACAGAGGTGGCGGCTATCTTAGCAGTGGCCCTCAAGCTGGATACCATGTTAGAGGCTGACGGGATGTTGTGGCGTTGGACGGTTGCTTCACTTATCAATGCTTCAAGTAGCGGGGTGACCCCGGCTGAAATAGCCGATGCCGTTTGGGATGAACTCATTAGTGACCATTCGACCCTCGGTTCGGCTGGATACTTCCTAAACGCCGCTGGCGCGTCCGGGGATCCCTGGGCTATATTATTGCCAGGAGACTATGCCGAGGGAACGGCAGGCCATATTCTTGGTCAATCAATTTATGAGGGATATCGGGGTATAGGTGAATAGACGTGGGAACTAGATACACTGCAAAAACCAACGAGACAACAACCTTAAATTTTCTCCTGGTTCATAACGGTACACTGGTGGACGCGCATGAGGTTCGCCAGGTTACCATTCATGCCACATATCAAGACGCCCTGAACGATACTAATATTATCCAGGTTATCACATCTGCTAATATTACTCGGGTTGCCACCGGGCATTACGCCTATACAGCGGCAATTCTCTCTACGGCTGGCAGCTATTTCGACAAGGTATTTCTCACCCCGGTATCAGGACAACCGGAAATATCATTTATCAATGATTTTTCCGTAAACAATCCGGCACAGCCGGGAGCTGATCAACGCCAGGGATTTTTCTTTAATAACCCGATCACAAGCGATCATTATTATCCGGGATGGGGGATGCTCGTCACGCCAGACGAGATACGGTATGTTGTTACCTTTGGAGCAAAACTCGTATCATCGGACACCTTCCAGACATATACCGATGAGATGTTACAAACATATATTGATAACGCTATCGGGGTCCTTGAGGCTGATTTTGGCCTTGATATCTATCCCCGGATTGTGCGCTACGACGATCCTATTGGTTCAGATGGTGTGGTAATTCCACGGAACCTCACTCCGGGTGAAGCCAATCAAGTACGGGAGATGGGATATCCCTACAAGCGGGCCAATGCTGAATATTATATGTATGTGAAGTTACGCCGGCGTCCTCTCCAGGATGTCTTGGACGCTAAAATGGTGGATCCCCTGGGCCAAAACTCAGTGATAGACCTTTTCCCCATGCGGATTGTAAAGAAGGGCCTGGACTCCAGAGTGCAGTTCTTTCCCCGGTCCACGGTTCCCGTGGCTGCCGGGTATCCCTGGCTTATAGCTGGCAAAGGATTTTTCAATTATCCGTTCGATAACTATCCCGATGCTATTAAAATTGATTATAAAACCGGGTGGGCGAATGCGGCAGCGGTTCCTAAAGACATTGCGGAGGCCATCCGGAAAATTGCTGGTATCTATCTCTTGATGGATTATGGCGATGGTAAAACGTCAGGCGTGGCCTCCCAGAGCGTCAGCATGAACAGCATATCGGAGGCGTACACCACGGGCATGAGCGCGACAAGCGGTATGTACACGGAGCGGGTCATCGAGTTCGCAAAAGAACTCAAGCAGTGGTACAAAATTAATAAGGCGCGTTATAAACGCAATCAGCTAGGGGTATTAGGTTAGGGGTATTGGATGGTTAAGCAACCCATAGGTAAATTGGACGGGCGGGTAATTACCTTCTGTCAATGTGAAAGCCAGGAGGAGGCCGCGCGCGAGGGACTGCCCCAAGGCATGTATTCCTTTTGGGAAGATGATGGCGGCAAGCGTATTTTCTCACCGGGGACCATCGTGATGATGGCACAAAAAGCCGCGGTCGAGGGCAAGTCAATCAGTGATCTCATATCACCGTCGGCCATAGCCAAGCACCATAAAACGGTTTATGAACATCAGCGTAAAATTCTGATCGAATATCTCAAAATGGTCAGAACCGATCTAAAGGGACCACATTCTAATGAGCAGCTCAAGGTGATTGATGACATGATTGCTGATTTTGAGGGAGCGGCGTTTATCGTGCCGGATCCCGATGGAGCTGTCAGAATGACGCGAGAGCAGGCGGAAAAACTCGCGGGTGGCGAGGATGTCTTGCAACAGCATTATACTGAGACTCAGATTAGGGAGCATTTTCGATAATGTACGATCGACATGACGGCAGGCGGGATCCTACCTATAACATATCAGCAAACCCGGATAGCTTTGCCCGGATTGTCAATACCCATGGCCTACTGGCGCGGGTCATGCGCGCACGAGCGTGTCCCTGCGTGATGGTCAACGGATCCCCGAACTGGCATTGTAATCTATGTCACGGCGACGGGTATATTTATGATTTTCAGCGAAAGCTCATGATCGGGGATGAGGATTCTGACATACGATGGGATGGCGCGGTTATCTATCCCCAGCGGATTCCGCTCATTGAGCCGATAAAGGTCCAGCGGTGCCTGCCCCCGGAGCAGGGGGGAACCGTTACCTATGAAATCTTGAGTTATACCGCGAATGAAATACGCATCGCGGGGGATCCGCTCCCCAGGCCCTATGAAATGATGAGGGTGTCATATTTTGCCGATCGATTTACTCATGTTGAAAATGAGGTAGTCAACGTCGATGCCGTACTCCGGACCCTCTCCACGGTAGGCACCCTGTTTGATGACGGGACGCGCTCAAGTAACTTTGTTAATATTCACGGCGATATTGTGATTATTGACCGGATATGGAATAGTGTATCTGGCTATGAATATACTGATTATTCTTTCAATAAACAGATGGTCTATCTGAGTGCCACGGGACCCGATCCGATTTCCGGTCAGATACGAATGAATTATTATTTTGCACAGCCGGAGCGGGTTGCGGCCCAGGAGATTGACATTCGGAATGAGAAAGAAGAAAAAACCCTGGCAAATATACCACAGGGTATGTTAAGAATGATGTTTAATTCTTATGTGGATATAGGCGAGGGTGATCATATCACGCTCCTGATGCCGACATATTATAAAACTGATATTATCACGCACCGGACTGGTGTTGACCGCATATTTGAATTTGATGTAGCCAGTATTGATGACCGTATTTTTGACGAGTCCGGTGCCATTTATTATAAGAATGTGGATTATACCCTGAAACGATTCCGGGAAATCCACTGGATCACCGGCGGCCGGCAGCCAGCCGCGAGTGTGAAAATGTCTGTTCGGTATGGGTATCATCCTACGTTTGTCGTGTTTGGCGACATGCCAGCTCCGAACAATCTGGACAACCGATTGTACCCGATTACGGTGATGACAAAATTATGGGCCAAAACGCAGACGGGCGATCCCGAGACTATGCCCTCGTGGAATTTGACACATCCGGAGACTCATTTTTAATGGGACCAAAACTATTTAACCTGCTGCAGGCCGCTGGCGGCGACGCAGAATCGGCCCTGTTTCAACACCTGGCCGAGACGTTCCCGGAGGAAATCGGCAATCTGGTGAACTGGATAGCCGATGACGCCCGAAACTTCTGGGAAAACAGGGCCCTGGAGCGGAGCGCATGGGGCAGTAAATATGCTGCTGCCATTAAAGTCGAATACCTGGGGCAAACGGATGTGGCGCGGGTTTATGTTGACGAGGACGATTTAGATCCCGGCAGCGGCAAGCCATTTTCCATGTTTGTGATGATGACCGAGGAAGGGGTCAAGCCCTGGAGTATTAAAGAGGCTCTATTAAACAGTAAGCGGATCAAGACCAGTTCCAAGGGAATAAAATATATTTTAGTTCCCTTCCGGTACCGGATACCGGGAAAGCAAAAACCGACTTCTAGCTTTGCTGGGGTCTTGCCGCAGGATGCCTACAAAGTAGCCAAGGAGGGAGGTAAGCTCGGTCCGGAAGCGGGTAACTTGGCGGGTCTCACTCGGTATGATAATGAGTCGGGGATGCACGGGCAGTATATGACGTTCCGCTGTGTCACTGAAAAGAGCAAGGGATGGCAGCATCCGGGTAAAATGCCGACCCCGGTATATCCGGAGGTCCTGGCCTATCTGGAAAAGAAGATACCGGAAATGATATCCAATTATTTGGAGCAAAAAGTCAAAGCCTTGAAAAAGGAAGTTGAATAAGTGCCTGTTCTGACTACATATTGTGATTATTTCGTCTTTTCTCCCGATTACTTTATAGAATATATTCAAGGAGAATTGGCCAAGCGCGACATTCCGGGTCTCTCCAATGGCAAGATCGATGCTGTCAAGGTGTCCGGAGATCATCCCCTGGTCACACTCCTGGCATCGACCATGCAGAGCGGAACGCCTCGGTTTGAGGGTCTGCTGCCAGCGATCTCCGTCGTGGGCAGTGACGAACCCGAGGAAGGTACAACCGTGGGTCAGGGACTCCGGCCTTATACTGTAATGACCCAGGCAAAACTTGACCTTTTGAACACGGTGCCGATCGCAACTCGGTATAAAAATGGTCTGATCACTGACGGGCAGATTGCCACCATCCAGACCGCTATAACAGAAGCCACCAGTCATCAACTCCGCCTGGGTGTCGATGAATTTTATCAGGCCGAAAAGATATTTGTCTCGCTCTGGACCCAGACGCTCCAAGAGGTAACTATTCTCGGCAAGATCTTGAGTTCGATTCTCTATACTATGAGAAAAGATATGATCGCTAACCGGCTCATTAATATCAAGCAGCGGACAGATATTGGTCTGCGTAATACCAATTTTGGGCGGATATTGTACGGCCAGGAAACTGCAATCGATTACCGGAACACGGTGCGTAATTTTACCGTATATGATGACGAACCCAGGAACGCGGATGCCGATGTTAAACCGGTTAACATCTACCGCGCCGAGGGCACGAACGATGAAATACAACAATATCCCGAGGAGGAATCATGAGCAAAGAAAAATCACTCATTATTGATGAACAGCCGAAGACATCAGAGGAAAAATTCAGCATTGATGGATTTTTGGGACTTTCGGATGTCGTCAGAAAGTATAATTCATATCTGGTCCACGGATTCAAAGCGTGGATGCGCGAGAAAGATCCCACCTTCCTGGCGCAGTCGCATACTCTCGCAGAGTGGGAAAAATTCTATACTGAATATGTCAATTCATAAAGGAGAACTACCATGGGCATAGCCAAAAAGCAATTCGCAGGAATGGAAACCAATATACCGGGCATCTATTCAAAAAGCAATTATCCCCCGCAGGGGCGGGGCAAAGGGGCCGCAAGCCAGAATGTCGTCGTGCTGGGTCAGGCATTGTGTGGGGTGCCGTACAATGCCTCAGATCTTCCAGACGATTATAAATTAATGCAATTTGCATCTCCGACTGAAGCGTTGGACATGCTTCGGGGTGGCCCGGCCTATTATATGTCCGAGTTTTATCTGACACCGACCAAGGATGCCCGACTCAATATCCCGAACTATGTGGATGTATGCCGGGTTGATCCGGCAACTCACGCGACATCGGTACTGAATATGACCGGACCCGTGGCGGTGATAGACCTCATATCTGCCCGGTATGGACTCCTGGCAAACCAACTCGCTCGGAAGGTAGTGGCTGGTACCGGGGGTGGGTATCATGCAACGATTCTGTTTCAGGGTAAACAAATCGCGGATACTGATAATATATCGCTCTCGTATTTATCAATTCAGTATACCGGTTCCGGGTCTGCGGCGGCAATGACGATCAACGCCACCACGCTCACCACGACTGTAACGGGCGCGACCGGCGACAACCTTTCCATTACCTTTTCAGAAGTGCCGACCCTGGCGCAATTGGTCGCCTACATCAACACGCAAGCACATTACACCTGCACATTGCTCGGCAAGGGTGACGCGCTCGCAGCCACCCTTGATGCCGTGACCAGCCAAGATATCAAGACTACGGCCTATATCGCCAAGGCCGACTGCGAATCCCTGATTCAGTTTTTTAATTATGCATCCGGCGGAGAAATCACTGCAGTGCTGCATACCGGGGCGACTCGGAGCGCGATCGTTCTGGATACCGGCTTTGTTTATTTCGCGTCCGGATCAAACGGCACGGTGAGCAATACCGATTGGGCCGGGGCATTGACTTTTCTTGAAAAAATGAACGTCAATTTTGTCCTGTGCGCGAGCGGAGATCCTGCTATTCAGGCAATGGTTGATGCTCACAACCAAAAAATGTCACAGGTCCTCTATAAAAAGAATCGGTCCATGGGTACTGGCGCATTGGCCAGCAAAACGAACGACCAGATGATTACCGAAATGAAGGCCCTGGGATCTGCACGGGCGGAATACTGCTGCACACCTTTTAAACGCTATGACGTGGTAAATGGCGGGGTCGCGGCCGACTTTGATCCCTTCTATGGTGCGGCCCTGGTCGCCGGGATCCGGTTTGCCAACGGGATCACAGCCTGCGCGGAAATGCAGTATGTCAATGTACTGAGTGTTACCCGAAAATACACCGTAGCCGACAAAATGAAATTGATCGATGCGGGTGCCACGTTATTTGAGGTAAGCGAGGATGGTATTGAGGTCGTGACGAATCTGACTACTTACCAGAGTGCAAATCTGATTCTCAATATCCCGTCTGCGCTCCGGACCTGCGATCATATCACGCTTGATAGTCACGTCAAAATCAAGGAACGGTTGCGGATACTCGTCGAGGCACCAGAGGAAATGCAGCTCAATGAGGTATACAATTATCTCATTACCAACCTGCTGCCGTACTATGTCGAGAAGAAATGTCTCACGAAAGATCCGATCAGCGGGACTCCGGCCTTTACCGAGGTCAAGTTCGATATCAAGGGCGACGCCTTTGAGTTCGGCTTTACCGGCATTGTGCCGCTGCCGCTTCGGTTCGGGTTTATTACCCAGAATTTTATCGTCGTCGGTCAATACCGATAAGCGAATACCGAGAAGGAGGAAACACAATGTTTGAAGGACAAGCAGTTCACCCGGAAGGTCCAGTAGGGGCGGGCATAGATAGCCTGGTTATCCAGGATGGAAAAATTGTGACGTTTGCTGCCGGGGTCAGACTGGCGCACGATTACGAGCTCCAGGGGATCCGGACGCTCGGATTCTATGGGGACCGTTATTTCAAGTCCATGGGATATAACGCCAATTTCAGCATGGATACATTCGTCTTGCGCGGCGAGAATGTTCCGGGCAGGCTCTCTACCCCTGGCTGGCAGTGGGATGGTCGCAATACCATTAACACCGCTGGCATGTTTGATTTTGTGATGATGGACCTACACACCCTGGAGGTCTTATTCACCATGATCGCGTGCAAGTTTGGGTCGGAGGATATCGATTTTCCGAACCAGGGCCTCAATACCCGAGCAACACAATGGCGGGCGACCCGGATACTTCCGGGCTTGCACACCAGTTAATCATACAAAAAAAAGGAGATTTCACTATGGAGAAAAAAGAATATTCAGTTCGCAACATGTTGTTTCTTGAGGATGACCGAAAAAAGGCTATTAAGGTCGGTGAGGACCCTTTTGTTATCAAGGCAATCTTCCCAGAAGATGAGGTTGTTATTGCCCGTCGTATTTCTATTTTACAAAATGGCCTGCCAGCCAACAGCTTCCATGATTCATCCCTTGAACTGTTTGATAAAATAGCTACCGTGGACCAGCAGGTCGCTACCAAGCCGGCATGGTTTAAATCGGCTATGGAGTGTCCCGACAAACATGTCCTAGATCGGTTATACGATGAAATCCAACAATTTTCGAACGAGTTCCAGGACTCGTTAAAAAAAAATAAACTTGGTAATAGAGGCGGAGGATCCCAAGTACACGGTTGATGGCTTTTTCATTCGAGAGTTTAAGCAGTTACCTAATGGCTTGAAGGTGGAACACCTGCTCGATGAGCAAAAGACATTTATTTTCTATCTGATGGCCACAGTCCCAACGACCGAGGAGATGGCAATGGCTCTCCGATACGATCGGGAAAAGCAGAAGATCCTGACCCGGATGTATGAGAAAAAGCTTGAGTTCCGGCCTGATGTCCTGGAGATGGCGGCAAAAACAGCCGGGATCTCTGTGCCAGAGTATCTTGAACGGCAACGGGAGAATTTCCGCAGGCAGGATCTCAAAAAGCTAAATGATCAATACGGTATTGAGGATACTGATGATGCGAAGATTAAAAACCTGGAGCGATTAAAGGCATTATCTGATCAACTCCGGGCGAGCGGAAACAATATAAATAAGATTCGAGAGATATTTACGAAAAAAGACAAAGAACAAGATGGCCAGCAAGTTTGAAATAAATATAGGTTCCAAGTTTTCCGCTATAAAACAGCAGGTCGCCACGGCCAAGGCCATGGGAGCCAAGGTCGGTGCTGGGACCCTGGATGGCATACTGCATGGCGGCGGAGTCTTTAAATCGCTTGAACGGGCCATTAAGGACCTGGAAAAAGCTACAAAAAACCAGACCAAAGAAACAAAACGCCGTACCGGAGGGGGTAGTGGAGGCCGCGGCGGCATACCGAGCCTGGGCGGTGATGCGGCAACCGGGATCAGTCGCATAGGAGCAACCCTTCCGATCGCTGGTGCCGCCCTAGCCGCAGGCGGCTTTGTCATGTCACAGGTCATGAAAATAGGCCACGCCTACCTGGCCAAAATATCCGAACAATTGGGAACCGCCGGGATCGGCGGTTTACAGTCCAAGAATCTTGCAGGCTACTATAATGCGGCGCAGACCGGGGAACTGTCAAAATCCTGGCGGATGTCCGCCGGGCGATACGGTGCTGGCGGCCGCTTTGGATCGGCATTGCATTATGGCCGGCTATATGGCATAGGAACTGGTGAGATCGGTCAGCAACTTGGGCTTATGGATCGTTTCGGGGGAAATGCTGGTAGAAAATTTTCAGCCATCACCGGCATGGCTGGAGCTCGGGGGATTCAAACAGACCTCCCGGTTCTTTTGAGAGGCATTGCCAGCGAGCTGGAAGATGCGGTCCGGCGCGGTGTTAATGCCTCCGAACTTCCTATCACAATGGGGCGTTCCGTATCTAATATGGTTGGTGCCAACAAAGGGATGGCAACGACCCAGAGCGCGCTTGAGCAATACAAAAGCTATATGGCTGGCGGAAAAGCCGTGGGCGAGGGCAATGTCGAGGGAATTGCCAACACGCGGATGCTGATGGCCGGGCGCAGCGCGGTTAAACAATACATGGGAATGGCCACAAACGATAAGCGGCGAACAGCGTTTAATGCAGCCATGAAAAGTGCAGGACTTTCAGACGCAGATATATCGGGTGCCAAATTAGATTATGGCAATCTTAATACCCTGGCAATGTTGTTGGCCGAGCATAACGATCCGTTGCTGCAGGAGAATTATGAAAAATGGGTTCTGAATACTTTCGGAGGCAAAGGCAAGGGCAACAAGCTCGAAAATTTAACATCGATGCGTTATGGCAAACAGGGGATCGGCGGCTATCATGGGACCAGTAGTACAACCGGCATAGCGCAGTATTTTAACTATCTGGCTGCGGGTGGGGCGGCCCCAAAAGTTGGAAGGACTGAGACTGTCCTGGCTAATCAAGACATGGCTGGTCGATATCGCACCAATGTGGGTAAGCTTGGCGATTTTCAGGCCCAGCAACTCGCCCAGGAGGCCTTATTATTAAGTAAGATGGGTCGGAATATGGGTATAGTAGTTCTGACGGTGAATGAGTCGCTGATGAATCTGGCAAACACGCTGCAGAACAATGTCATACCGACATTAAACCGGGCCGCTGGTTATGCCGGCGGCAGGATAAAAGAAAACAAGTCGGTTTTCCCAGATATGAATTTTGATATACTAAAATAATGATATGCAATTAAACGACGATCGCAAAATACTCTATAACGCCGGGATCGAAACCACCCTGGAATATAATGATCGGGAGCGAGTCAAAAAGAAAGCTCCGAAGATCAAGCTATTGATCTCGGCCTTTAATATACCCTTCTGCCCAATAGAGATTGTAAGCACTGACGTGAACGCAATCATTCGTTCATGCAGTTTTAATAAATCCCGGTCGTCTCCCGCCGGATCCGTTACCCTGACTATGAGCGGTGATCGGGATGCGCTTGATAATATCAATCTCCCTGTAGCAGGCAAATCATTTTTCAAATCTCGTTGGGACCAGTTCGGCCCGGATCTGCGAGACATTTTCAAACCCATGGCCATTGCCCAACTCTGGATGAATGGCTACTGTGTATGCACGGGGTTCGTTCGATACTGCCGACGCCATGTTGCGCCGGGAGGGGGAGTCACGTATACCGCTCTGATTGACGAGTTGGGATCAATATATGATGGCAATATTCTATCGTTCGATACGGTCACTGCCGGGGCCGCGGATGATGTCAATGATGTTTCAGGTGGAGGCGCAGCCGCCAGCACAATGCAGCAGATGACTAAAATTATCGAGATGAATGGGCAGATGGGAGCCATTCCCCTGGCGACCGCGTTGACCAACTATGTGCGGTCATTCTTGCTCTCCCAGATGTATATTCCCTTATCCATTCCGCCCTATATGATGCTATCTGATGGGACACCGATGTTCAGCCGTTTTGTATCTGCTGAATCACCGTTGGGTGCGATATCGCCCTTCTCAATTGTTTCAATGCTCACGGTTGACTCTGCCATGATGCAAAACTGCCAAGGTGGTAGTTTTTGGGCATTTCTCAAAGGATTGCTTCCCGATCCGTATATGGAATTATTCACAGAAACAGGCGGTAGGACCATTGTTACTGGTCGTTTTGGCACAAGTCTGCCAACACCCATGCTTGCGGGCATGAACTATCTGGTAGCTCGGTCCACTCCCTATGAAGTCTTATGGACCGGGGTATCTCCGTGGCTGGCGACAAGCTATTTGTATTGCCTGGGTGCCCTGGACCTAATTCTGGGCGGTGACTATGTAATTATTACTGATGATGATATTTTTGATAAAGACCTGGGGCAATCCGATGCCCAGCAATTTACTCATTTTTTTGCCAATCTCGGTGGGCGCATTGGATCCGCGAGCTCAAGCTCACGACAACCGCCGTCTATTGCCGGAGGGCCAAAAGTTCCGCTCTACCCCGGCGGGGTCAGGACGTTCGGACGCCGGCAATTTGAGGCAACGATCCCGGCGACAAGCTTCTTAGCAGACGGCATGGACGGTCAGAGTTTAGAGGATCTTTATAAGAGATTCAGACTTCCAATCAATGTCCCATCACTGGCGACTCAGTTAAACGTATGGTTCAGGAACGCATCTAAGTTTAACGAGGGATCGGTTCAAACCAGGTGCCTGCCATACGCCCGGCCCGGAATGTATCTCCTGTATCTTCCCAGCTTATCCGGGAGCCGCGTAGAATGTGCCAGGGATATTGGCCTGTATTATATCGATAATGTAAATCATAACTATGAGTTCGGCTATGCCGATACATCCATGTTTAGTCTGATCCGGGGCGTTCCCATTCCCATGGACATGCAGGGTGGGATGCGCCTATTGTTTGATTGGGAAATTATACCGCCTATGCCGGCATTATTTGATGGGAGCCTATAATGCAAAATCGTGAGGGTCAGTGGAAACGGAAAGTATTTGAGAGCGGTCCTGATAGTGCGCTCCGCACGAAACAACGCAATGTGAATAACTCCTACGTTCGAGGAAATTATGAAATTCAGATTGCCGAGGTTTATGGGATTCATCCCGAGCCAATGATGGCCAATACCCTGGTTGAATTGGCTATGACCAAGGGTGGCCACGTCAAATACGTTGCATGGCCCGGTCCGAACATGGCCTGCGGGACTGATGGACGAAAATCCGGATCAGCAACCGCCATCCATGGCCTGTATGAAGGGCCGACACCTGGCTGGCAGGTGGCTGTAGCGTTTCTTGATGGAGATATGTTTAATCCCTGCATTATACAGAAATATCCCTATCAGGCAAAACCAGACAGGGATATTAAATCGGCATATATGATGCCTATGACCAACAAGAGCCACCAGCCCGGAGACGTGGTGTTGGGTCATTATTCAGGGAGTTACCTCGCGTTCCGTGACCAACTCCCGCTGCCAGGGGCAGTTGAATTATATACCCAGACCGATCTCAAGATCGAGTCTAAAACGAAAATAGAGGTTACTGCGGTATCGGACATCAGCCTGGAGGCCACGGCCAATTTTACTATTAAGGCGGGGCAGGCACTTAAAATTCAGAATACGGTGGGAACAACGATTATTGAATTTACCACCAGTGGCCAGCTCAATATTAAGTCGCCGGTCAAAATTGATTTTAATGATGGGAGCTTAGTAATAAATCCATAATGGGAAAAGCGATAGCAAACATCGATCGGACCATGACGATCACGCCGCAGACGGGAGCGACACCCGGCACGCCCATCTATACGCAGACGGTGAGTAAACACCATGCGCCGAACGGGAAGGGGATTCTGATAAACCAGATCACATGGACCGTGACCGGATGTACCAAGGGTGTACTTTCAGGGGGCGGCAGCGGATCCATTCAGGCCATCTCCCTGGAAACAGTGGAAAATAAGGCTCCGCTCCGGCTCGACGACGAGGGCACCTGCTCCGGGACTCTTACGGGTACAGGTGGTCCACAATCTTGCAGTTGTAAATATAAGATTACTAATGCCGGGCAGACTACGGTGGAAGCAAAATGAGCGTACAAGATATAGTTCGCACCCTGTATGGCACCTATGAGCCGACAAACATCTGGGCCTTTGAGTTCCGCAAGCATAAGGGTGGCACGATAACCACAATATTCTTCCAGCTCCCCCCGGAGAGCGAGAAGGTCACCGAGGGGCAACGTGCGGATTTAACTGCTACCTTAACCGGCGGGTATATAACTGATTTTGGTAATGATTTTAAACCTATTCGTATTACGGGGTCTACGCACTTTTTTTATGCTGGCCCCTCGGCAGACGGGGCGGAAATCGACGGTTATACTGAATTTATCAAACTCCGCTATATGATATCCCGATATCGTGATTATACCATGACCCCAGGGGGAAAACTCCATGCTCCGATGTTTTCAGGTGTGGGCCTGGCCAACGTCGATGCCCTGACCCGATTTGTGAGAATGTACGGCGGACTGGCTGATAAAATCGATGTTATATATCATAATTTTGATTATGATGAACATTGGCGCGTGAAGGTTGACGAACTATCAATCGACCGGGATAAAACAGACCCGTTTTCCATTAGGTATGACATTTCCATGAGAGCCTATCAGCGGGATATCGGCGTTAGCCTGCTACGGCCACCTAATCAAAAGCTCAAGTCAACCAATATGGTAAATGATATTGTGGAATGGATGAAAAACATATCACCTGAAACGCTGCCAGCGCAGACGCCGAAAATTACTCTGCAAAACTCCCCGATACCGGCAGCACAAACAACGGGAGCAAATAATCCGCAGATCCCCACGGCACTGGCGGAAAATTATACCCTATATTATCTTAATCAGCGATTGATCAGGCTCCGGGGGTTCCTGGAATGGGCCAATAATCAGATATATACAGGTGTTATGACTACAGACCGCGCTCTACGTAAAGCGTCGGATATGGCAGCGAACCCAAATAATTATGATATAGAGTTGTCACTGGTATGATACAAAACGACCTTCAAGATACAATTGAAAACTTGATTTCCGAAATTTTCACTGCGTCGGTTCCGGCGGATATGCGGGAGGATTTCGATGCCGGCATCGTGAGCCTGGTAGACGTGGCAGACTTGGATACTATCGCTTATTACAATGAGCTGGCCAAGCTCCGGCTTCTGAACCGCGGGATTATCGCCGCGCAAAAGATTGATCCGGATTCGATTGAGTCCCCGGTCCAGGATGAGATATATACTCCATCCGGTTCTGCTGTATCGGTCATTAATGAGGATGATTTTGCTGATCAGGGCTTTGAGAAGCCCGTTAGCAGCGTCCGATATGCATACAAGTATCATTCGATATGCCAGGGCGACACACTCAGATCAATTGCTTTGCTATTTTATGGTGACTCGAATCTTTGGCATCGTATCGCAGCGGCAAACGATATCAGCGAAAACGATCTGATTGATAATGACTGCGCGGGGACCATAATCAAAATCCCGGTGTTAGCCGAGGAGGGCCTGCAGCGGGGTGATGACAACCTCGTATATGAAACCACCTATGATCCCACGTCAGTTCCTTCTATCCAGCAATATTTATATGGCACAGACTTGAAGCTGCGAGACAAAAAATTCCAGATTGATGGCCATGGTGACCTCGCGGTTGTGAAGGGTCTTGAGTGTGTCATTGAAAATATTAAAGACCGGATGAACGGCAAGAAGGGAGCACTTATTCCCCACCCGGAATGGGGGCTTACGCCATTATCAGGATTTACCGGCGTTCCGTATGTTGTGCGGATTGAGCAATTTTGTAATGACCTTGAACAACAGGCCATGCTTGACCCGCGGGTGTCCACGGCATATGTGAACCGAAAAACACTCTCGGTTATCGGAGATTCTATTTGGGTAACACTAACCATTGAATTAATTGGCGGTTATTCTGAAACTATTAAGGTGCAATTATGAGCGAAATTTTAAAAGTCTATACAGCAGATCAATTATTTGAGCTTAGCCGCAATTATCTTTTATCAAAAGAGGTTGGGCTAACCAACCTTAATGACGGCGGGCGGACGGAGGGAATCATCCGGATGGTGGCCGAGGTATGCGCTACCACGGGCATGGATTTTTTAACCGCGCTGCGGAAGGCCATCCCATCCGCATTATATGATGGTTTTGACTTTGAGAAAAAGGCCGCAACCTACTCAACCGGATTTTACCGGTTTTATCGAGTACCGATATTTACCATTAACTATACTGGGGCCGGTACATCATGTCTCTTGACTATAACCAGTTCCGGCCTTTCAACAGTGTGCGCCGGCGCGTCAGGGGATAACATCACAGCTCTATTTTCTACTTATACGACCATATCCGCGTTGGTTGCTTATATCAATGGACTGGCAAATTACACCTGCACTCTCGTTACTTCGAGCGCGGGCAGCACGGATCCAGACCAGCTTTATCAATATGCGGGCAAAGAAGTCGTCGACCAGTTAAACTATCTGGCAGCAGCCGGGACCGATGTATTGCTCGCCACGGCCTCTGTTAAACCGCTTTCATCTTCCATGGCCATTACTGTCGACGACCTCAATTATCTTACTACTGCAACCGGATCTATAGCAGCGGGTAATGCAAGCTCCGGACAGATTGCGGCGGTTTGTGCGACTGCTGGTAAAGCAGGAGATATTGATGCCCATGCAGTTGATACCCGAAACGGCAAAGGAGCTCTGACCTCACAATCGGGTGATGGGATATACGTGATCAATGACAGCGCGTTCGCCAATGGGACCGACCAGGAGACCGACCTTGAGCGAAAACAACGTTTTCAGACATATATCCGGGGCCTCTCGTCGGCCCGACCGGAGGGTATCAAGGCGCGGGTTGAAAAAATTCAGGGCGTTAAAAGCTGCATGGTGCGGTGTAATTACCCATATGCAGGCACCAATACGGTTGTTGTTGACGATGGAACGGGCACTATATCGTCTACGCTCCTGGCAGAAGTTAATAAGGTGCTTTTCGGAGATCCTGACGATCTTGCACAATATCCAGGGTGCGGCGCGGCAGGGATCACTTTTGTTATCATAGCACCTACAATCAATGCCGTCCCTGTAACTTTGGCCGTGTACCGGATTGGGAGTTTATCGGACGAGACGGAAATTATTACCAAGGTCCAGAGTGCGATAGAACGGTATATCAATACCCGGACGCTGGGACAGGATGTGGTCTGGACAGAGTTGGTCGCCCTTGCCAAGAAAGCTCATGCGGCGATCTATGATATAGCCATGAGTACACCACTCATTAATGTACCGATCAATGAAACCAATGTTGCCCGTACGGGGACAGTCTATGGTGCATCAGTAATTATTACCGTTGTCACCTATCCATCTGTACCATGAGGATAATGCATTGAATACGCTTGCACCGATTATTAACAAATATCTCAAGGCCCTTTATGACACCGAGGATCCCGTCTACCGCGCTTTGATAGCTGATGAGACAGGGATCCCGGCATCTATCCCAACTGCACCCAGCGATATGAATATCGGGGCTATTGGCAATTCCCTGGAGTGGAATCGCCGGCTTACTATGTCTCTGATCAAACAATTGCGTTTCGACCAGTGTGAGGGCGTTTTTCTCACATTAATGATTGATGATTTTCTGAATTTTATGCGGGCCTCTGGCGAGACTAACGCGCAGTACAAAGAACGGGTGATAGATATCGTGTTGGGGCCGAAAATAAGCCCAGCGGCCATTATCTATAATGCCCGGCCCTATTCTACCGCTGAGCCTTACATTGCAATGAATGATAACGACATGGCCTATGCTGACGTGTCTTATGCTGATTGTTATGAAACGTTTCAACTCACTGCTCCGGCAGCATATGTCGGTACATGGGTATTGCCCGCGGTATCACGGAATGTGCGGGGCATGATATTCTTTTTCATTCTCTATGTCGAAAACACACCTGATGATCAGATGTCTATTTTAATGGATAAAATCAACAGCCTGATAGCTGCTGGAACCGAATTTGAAGTTCAAGTAATATTTGAGTTTTGGCCACCCCCCATATTGATAGGCTCTGGATTATCGATACCAAATACGGGGTATCCCGAATTAGCAGCGCTTAATGAAACCGATGTTGCGTTCATCGATAGTTATTTAGATGAATTACGTTGTTATCGTTTTAACGGTTCAACCTGGTCCCTAGTTGGTTCTGGATTATCGATATCTGGAGTAGGTTATCCTGCGCTGACTTCTCTTAATGAAACCGATGTTGCGTTCATCGATAGTTATTTAGATGAATTACGTTGTTATCGTTTTAACGGTTCAACCTGGTCCCTAGTTGGTTCTGGATTATCGATATCTGGAGTAGGTTATCCTGCGCTGACTTCTCTTAATGAAACCGATGTTGCATTTATTGATAGTTCTTTAGATGAATTACGTTGTTATCGTTTTAACGGTTCAACCTGGTCCCTAGTTGGTTCTGGATTATCGATATCTGGTGCAAATATTCCAGCATTAGCAGCGCTCAATGAAACCGATGTAGCGTTTTTCGATATGCCGATTTGTGAATTACGTTGTTATCGTTTTAACGGTTCAACCTGGTCCCTAGTTGGTTCTGGATTATCGATATCTGGTGCAAATATTCCAGCATTAGCAGCGCTCAATGAAACCGATGTAGCGTTTTTCGATAATGCAATAAAAGAATTACGCTGTTATCGTTTTAACGGTTCAACCTGGTCACAGCTCAGTTCCGGATTATCGATATCTGGAGTAGGTTATCCTGCGCTGACTTCTCTTAATGAAACCGATGTTGCATTTATTGATAGTTCTTTAGATGAATTACGTTGTTATCGAACAGGTCCTCATCCTGATGAATAAAATTAATTATTAAGAATTATAAAAGGAGAATTTCCAATATGAGAAATATTCGCACACTGCAGCAGATACAACACCAACGAATTGAATCCGACTTGGTATTACAGCGCATGAGTGAACAAGCGGCCCGGAACATTGAATCAATGATCAGGGGACTATTATTTAAGGGAACCGGCTATGATGCGGTGATCATCGAGGGCCTGGTGGCCAGTGCCGGCAGCGGCATGGTAGTCAATCTCTCGACTCCGGCCCCAGTCGTACAAATGATTGACGGCGATGACATCAGGTTTGCTATCGATCATAACGACGGGGATAATTTTTCCGTTAGTCTTACCGCTGGCGCAGCGGGCGGGGCGCGCATTGATATCATTGAGTCCCAGATCAGCCGGCAAGACGCATACTCTGATACTGTGGTCTACCAGGTGAATCCATCAAATAAGTCATTAACTCAGGGGACTGCAAGCCGCGATAAGCATATATATCTAGCCGTTCAGAAAAAAGACGGCACCGTTGGGTCCGGGGTCGCTCCATCGGTCACGGCGGCTACAGCCGGCATTATTACCTCTACGGTAGTGATTAATCCGAATATCGATCTATCAGCCCGTTATATTCTGGCCATTGCCGCGGGCATCGATGCCGAGTTCGTCGAGGTTGATTGTCGTGGGGCCAGCCCAGCGACCACCACTCTGGCTGAAATCATTACCGCTCTGAACGCAGCCGGCTTCGGGACCATCGCTTCAAATGACGGATCCAACCATCTGCGGATTACCGGTCCGGGAACTGGCGAAAACTCCTTGATCCGGATAAAACGGCCAACCATGGCCAGCCTTGATGCCTACGGCATTATATTGGGCGGGACCATGGGCGACAACTACTGCGATCCATTTGTGGGCACGAATAAATGGTTCAAGGTCGCTGAAATCAATGTGCCACAGAACGCGGTGTCTATAACTGATGCTAATATTATTCCATATACGAAGACTGCCCTATGGACAACTAATGCAAACAGTGTTAAGATGGCAAGCATTTTGGAACATGAGATGGATGAAACTTTAATCACATCTAATATTCCCCTGCACTCTGAAAGAAAATATAAAACCAAAGGTGCCGTCGAATTATCCCTCCCTGGGTCTGCTTCTGAGGGTCAACGTGTAGAAATATTTTCAGAGGGTGAGTCCACGATTGTACAAACCGATGCAGACCATGCGATAAGCTATTTTAATAAATATTGGACGACCAAGGGAGTGAATGGTCGCGTCATTATGCCGCACATGTCACGGCTGATCATGACATACCAGGGTAACGGAGACAGTAGAAAAGAGCCATTCGTTCGACTGGCCGATCCGTTTAGTGGCAGCTTTGCTTTCGATTTTGAAGATATCTCCTTTTCTCCATGTGGAACCTACATGGGGACAGGATTGCAAAGTTCTCCATATCTTATTATCTATAAACGGAGCGGGGACATCTTTGTTCAACTGCCCGACCCAGATCCTTTGATTCCGAGTTTTGGTTATGGTGTATCCTTTTCTCGGGGCGGCATTTACTTGGCTGTAGCGCATTATTTAAGTCCTTACATAGCCATCTACAAACGAAACGGCGATACGTTCACGAAACTCGGGAATCCAGATGTTTTGCCCACTGGCTATGGTAATACAATTGCATTTTCACCATGCTCCACATATTTAGCATTGGGACATTCCGGCAGCCCATATATCATGATCTACAAACGGAATGGCGACGCCTTTAATAAACTGACCAACCCGGCGGATTTGCCGACAAACGTTGTACGGGGCTTAGACTTTTCGCCATGCGGCCACTATCTCGCCGTGGGACAGTATACTACTCCTTTTTTCCATATTTACAGAAGGATTGGTGACACGTTTACCAAGCTGGGTGCTCCAACCGCCCCTGCCAGCAGCGTAAATAGTGTATCATTTTCTCCCTGTGGCACCTACTTGGCTGCAGGGCATGATACCACTCCTTACATAACTATTTACAAACGGAATGGAGACATCTTTACGATACTCCCGGATCCGAATATTTTGCCGACTGGTGATGCTAGGGGTGTATCTTTTTCTCCCTGTGGCACCTACTTGGCTGTAGCGCATAGTGCCACTCCTTACATAACTATTTACAAACGGAGTTATGATACCTTTATCAAAGTGACTAATCCGGCGGATCTGCCGCCTGATTATGGGAAGTGTGTAAAATTTTCACCAAGCGGTGATGTTCTAGTTACCGGATTTGCTGGGGCACCCCACAAAAGCGTGTATAAAACAGTCGAGGCGGTTACTAAAAAATGGCTGATAGAGAAATTCGACATACTCTATCCGGAGAATTTAGACTATAAGTTTATATAAAGGAGCTTATCAATGAGCTTAAAAGGATTTTTCGCAGAGGATCCTAGCCACAGCATGATGAGACTTTGCCAATTCATGTGTACCGTAGTTGCCTGCATTGTAGCAATCCTGACAGTCTTGTTTGGCAAGGACATGTATGCCGGGGCCACCCTGGTATCCACCCTTATCGCCTTTTCTACCGGCGGCAAGGCCCTGCAGAAATTTGCGGAAATGAAGGGTAACACGGCTCGGGAGATGAGCATAGACACGAGAGAACCCGAGGATCCCCTGCGGATGAAATATAATGACCTGCCTGCCATAAGGCCTCGGGACCCGAGTATTACCCGACGGGAGGGTGACTAATGGTAATTTATCCCGCGGGTAAAAAAATAATTGAAAAGCTATTTGAACTCAACAGTTTCACCGGCATATATGACCTACCGCTGATCGCAGTTATCCGTAATAGTATTTTAAAGAATGGCGTATTGGAATACTGTGCGGATACCATGGATAACTGCTGTGATACGGTTATGCTCATAGATGGAAAGGGGTGTATTGCTCTCACGGGCCGCACGTTCCCACACAAAGAATACCAAACAAAACAGGTTGAGGGCACGGCCAATGCCTGTTATATCGCTTCTGGATGGTACCCGAAAGCCTGGATAAAGGGCAAGCACCTGGGGAAATATCCGGCACTGGTCGAGGCAATTCCGTTCTTGTACTGGCGGTCCAGCGATATGATCCTGGGTAACGACGATGACTTCAATGAATACGATAGCGTGGGAGACAATTTTCACGGTTTCGCACCCTATTCCGCCGGCTGTGTAACGGTCCGGGGTTATATGGCTCCGCCGCAGTCCACAGATGACTGGAAAGTAGCTTATGACTGGATCTACAGCATCCACAAAAACAATCAATCTTTTTCAGCGGTTCTCTTTAATTTCAGGGACGTGGAAAATCTTAATATTCAAAAATTGAGATTCGGAAGCACAGGCTCGCAGGTCGAACACATGCAAACGCTTCTTAAAAAATATATACCGGAGATGGATGTGGACGGTTCGTTCGGCCCCGCTACCCACGCCGCACTCCGGACATTTCAGGCCAAATGTGGGATCCCGGATACTGGTATCTATGGGATTTTGACGATGGCCGCACTGGAGGTAAGTGCATCATGACAAACTGGAAAAAGTATCTGATCTTTTTTGCTGCCGGTGTTATCATCGGCGGCACTGCGTTGGGTGTCACCATGTATTATATCATGAAACCCAGCGGGAAAATTGGAGAAGGGAAGGGGATCAATACGGTAATTGAATCGGCAACCAAGGGAAGCACGCTCAAGCACTCGAATTGGAAAGTCAAGGGCAAGCAAATCACGTTCACAACCGAGGCCAAGGGAGAGGTTAAAGGAAAAACATCGATCGACAAAAACATCATCCCGGAGGTCCACCGCTGGAATACCTGGGTCAATGGTGTGCAGTTAAATTATTATGGTCTCTATTACGGGAGCGAATATCATTCATGGCTGGGTGCCATCTATATGCGCCGATGGCAGTTCGCCGCTTTGAATGTTGGCCTACTTGTTGAACCAGCCTGGTTTAAGACGACGCCCAAGGGCTCCATTCCTATCGGTTTTACCCTGGGCGGCACCCTCTGGGTCGGCGGTAAATAATGACAGAATTTACGCGGACGCTATGGAAGCAAGCAGTAGCAGTCAAGCGGGAGTTTGAAAAACGTAACGAGACCATAAGCAGAATCAAACTGCAGGGATTTCTCGACATCCCGCAAAACCTGGCCCAGCATATTATCTGGGCCTTGGAGAACATGGAGGCCCTGGATCAGCCCACCCAGGAAGATGAAGGCACCGAATACCTGCACGAGTTGGAAAAGAAAGTCATCATGTCGGGGGAGGATGTAAGGCGTCTCACACGAGAACGCAAGGATCTTCTCCGGCAGCAGGGTATTGAGGACCGGTTCCTGGAGCTATATAGAACTCTCCTGGGGGCAAAGATCAACCTGCCCACGATCAATACCAAGATATTCCCAAAACGGGAAGGTCTGAAAGCAGCTTTGTCCCTATCGGACTGGCATTGCGGCCAGGTGGTACTGCCGGAAACCATTTATAATTTGAATGAGTTTAATTCAAGTATCATGGTTAAGCGTGCTGATTTTATTTTGAATCAATTCCTGACCCATTGTAAAAATTTTAAGATCCAGGAGGCGGTGCTGGTATTGGGCGGGGATATGATCCATGGCATGATACATCAGGAATACGCCCGAACCAATGAAATGAATATCATCGAGGCGTTATTGTATCTGGAGCAATACCTGATAAATAAGTTCTCCGAACTGACAAATTATCTGAATCATATCAAGGTTATTTTCCTGGTGGGCAATCATGCGCGGGTCGTTGATGGCAAGCCCTATTTTGCAGACAAGGTTACACTTAATTATGAATACTTGCTGGGCCACCAGATCAAGATGATGATGGAGCAGATACAGGCCGGTGGCTTGGTCAAGATTGAGGTCGAGGTCCCGGAGTCTCCTTTTATCGTAGAAACGATCAACGGCCACCGGATTCTTTATACTCATGGTGATATCATGGGCGGTGGATCCTCGTCATTTGCCGGCATCCCGCTCTATGGCCTGACCGCATCAGCAGCCAAGTTGTACGGATGCTTGTCACAGGTGGGGATCCCGCAGACGGTAGTGTTCGACTCTATATCGATCGCCCATTATCACACATCGGCGCGGTTCCCAATGTTCAATGGTGGCAACCTGTATATGAACGGGTGCTTGGTGGGGGCGGATCAATATAGCATCGAACGGGTCAAGTCGGTTGCGTCCATCTCACAGCAGATGCATATGATTGACATGTCCGGGCGCATTGTTTTTGATCCTGTGCTGTACGCTGATGCTAGGCGCATGGATGCTATTCATTAACATGCAGTCCGCGCTCTGGCGCGGTGACAATATAAATTTAAATATTTAAAAGAGGTTCAACATGCTGAATATCATTCTCAAAAATCTTAACAAAAAGGATATGGCTATTATCATTTTAGTAGCTCTGGTGTCCCTGGGCGCGGTGGTTGCGGATATCATTCTGGTCGTCAAGCTCATCGAGCAGTGGCGGGCATTGGTGGCGGCCAGCGTTCTCACGGGCGCAGCTCTGGGCGGCATCTACTATATATACCAGTATCTCAAAAAGGCCGCTGCAGCAGCCGCATAAACAGCTTTTCTCCAGTAAATCTCCTTTTTTAGGGCCGGGAAACCGGCTCTTTTTTTATCGATTTTTTCTATTTTTATTAATAATATTGATTATATCTCTTGACATTGTGTTATACATGTTATACATTAGTATCAAGATCAGGGAGAGGAAAAAACATGAAACAAGTCATTTATGAAGCTACTGAATATGCCAAAACAGAGGTTGAGATTAACGCAATACGCAGCAAAGTCCATGGTAAAACATTCTTTAATTTTGAATTATGGTACAGCATAATCCCTGGCGGATATCATATAACCGTGTGTGCTGATTTTGAAGACGATAGAAAAGTTGAAGCTCTTGAAATGCTCATTCATATATTAATGTAAAGGAGATCAGCATGGAACCCAGAATGAGTTACAACGATTCCACTAAAACCGAATTACAGGAATGGCTTGATGCCGCAGAATCACATGAAATCCGTGACGGTTATATCCGGGTCTGGACCGATCAAAGCCATGGGTTCTATGTGGACGTGTGGGCGAATGGTCATTATGACATCGGTGGCGGGGACGCCGAAGGCGAGGATACTGAAACAGTGAATAAGTTCATGGCCGACATGATGCACGGTTATGAGGGCCATATCGATGAATTTAAACAAATCATTGGAATATAAAATGTCGCAAGCAACCAACATAACGATAATCAAAACGATCAAAGAAAAAAAGCAGAGAGATGCAAGATGAAATCGTTGGGCTATCATGCTCATTGCAGCGTAGATACGGTTTGTATGATGAGGTCAGGAATGAAGGTAAAAATCAATAAAAGCGAACAAGTTGTCTTAGATGTCATTCGGGGGAAAAGAAAGTGGCGTGAACTGTATTCTTTTCGCGGAGGATTCAACAGGAAACAACGATACGAAAACGCAATTGCATCACTCAAGAAAAATAATCTTATATACATGGGAAAGGACTCAATATTACGGGAGGTTAAGCATGAATAGCTGGATCAATGAAATGGAGAGCAAGGGTTACAAGTATCTATTTAAAAACGGGGAAAGCTCCAATCCAAATTATTGGTTTCTGACCCCGGACAAAAAAGAAGTTGAAAAGTATTATGCCGGCGACCACACTTGCGGGTCATCGATCACCGTGGAAAAAGCCCTTGGATTCTATCAGGCATACAATCAGGGGTTTTATGACAAACTGCAGGCTGCTCTCAAGGCGGCCTGAATAAAAGTGAGGTTCTATGCCGAAACATGAAAAGATAGTCGGGGACCGGTCCCTGGTGGTTCGGTTCCCGGATGACGAGTTGGAGAACATCCAGAAGGATATTAATGTTATATCAGCACAGGAGCGGACCACGAACTGGCGGGTGGTCCGCCGGGCGGTGGACCTGTTAAAGAAATCGTTGAAAAAGGAGAAATAACAATGCCTAAAATCAGGACATGTAAGGAGATCGCGGCTGACATTGACCAATGTCTCAAAAAATTTGAAGGGGACCTGATTATCAATGCGAAAAAGCTCAATGGTTTTTCATCATATTGGGGAGCGCGGGCCTGGGCGTCCGGACGGTGGGTGGTTATTCGGTATGTTTCCTATCAAGGTATGTCAAATCTAACCAAGCAGGATGCAGAAAAATATTTATCCTGGCTGCAGGCCGGGAACATCGGTAAACATTATTCCTGTTTACCAATGAAATCAATTATAAAGGGATATTGCCATGATAATGAAAAATAATTTGAGGCACCGCGCCATCGAAGCCATCACCTACCAACCCGACTTTAAAGAGATCCGGGAGACCGAGCTTTGGGACCTGGCGGAGCGGATGTTGAGCTATCTCGGGATCCATGGCAGGTTTCACGTTGAGGCCGTGGTCAAAGAACTGCGGCAGAGACAGGAGTGCCTCCATTAAACGAGCACGCCGGGCTGATCCCCGGCGTTTTGTTATCTATTATCATAACTTCCGATAAGAAAGCTTATGTCACCTAACAGAAGTTATGCTGTTTTATCAATATTGCCGATAATACGATCCTTTATCAAACTCTACCATAACAATACTCACGTTTGCAACGTCCGCCGGATCAATGTCAGCATAAATAATCGTCTGGCCGATGCCATTATAGCCACGCATCAGGTTGACTGGTGTAAATTCATTACCATACCGTATCTCCCCGTCATTCAGTTTTATTAATACCAATAGCTTGGCGCGTCCATTTATGTTTTGATTTGTGAAATTCCAGATGGCATAGGTAAACGAGCTGCCGTTCCGGTGTAATATTTTTCTTTGTGGAATCAAAAGGATCCCCGGATATTTTGGGTTTGCATAACGTTTTGCCAATATGGCAAGTTTTTGGGGAATTTCTTCACAGGCCTGTACAGGTGGCTTGCTGGCATGTTCCTTGTATTCAGGTAATTGACCACATTCCTGCTGAATCCGATATAACAGCGATAATTGATTGTAGTCCGATGACCAGCGCGGATCATTGAGTAAACTGTAATCATACTCAATCCCCGATACGCAACGGTCATACGTCATACATTTGGAGGCCGTGAAAACGAGTACAAGCATAAGCATTATGATTCCCTTATGTCTCATAAACACCTCCGCTAGTAATTTTTTTAGAATATAATGGCCCTCACGGGCACAGGTCAAGTAATTTTCATGCGACATATTTTTTAGTTGACATTTGTAAAGTATCTGACGACCCTATAGACATGATAATGATTCATTCACACCAAATAATCTGGGAAAAGCAGGTTGAGCTATATTTTATGGGCCGGCGGGTCAAGGTGACCCTCAAAAAGATTCAGTCTTCCGATGGTCGGTATCACTTGGTTGAGATGTATGACGCTGATATCAATTCAAGCCCGACCATGGCCGACCCAGGTCCCTGGGATCGGTACGAGCACCTTTTGGCAATATAGGCCCCTACCCTACTTTTTCCAACCGGGTGGAAAAAATGAACAAAAATATTGTTGTGTCAAATAGTAAAGGTGGTGCCGGAAAATCGACGGTCAGCGAGTATCTGGCTCTTATATCGTCCCGCGCCGGGAAAAAGACTCTCCTGATCGATGCCGGATACCAGCGGCATAGCTCTAATGCCTTTTTGTCTGATGAGCAGATCAAACATAATCTACTGGATGGCCTACGGAATAAGCGGCTCATGCCGAAATGTGTGTATAACATATCAGAAAACCTGGATCTGATCCCTGCGACGATCAATCTGAATAACTTCTCTGATGAGTTCGGGAATATCCAGGAGTATCAAAAGGAACTCATCTTTAAAACGGTGCTGTCCCCTACCCTCGCCCATTATTCAAATTGCATATTTGATACCGAGTCATCCCTGGGCGTCCTGACCCGAAACGCTTTGATCATGGCCAATGTCCTCATTATTCCTATCGTGGACAAATATTCAGTTGACGAGGCCCTCAAATTATTAGAGACGCTTGAGACCTTGAAAGAATCGTATGGCGACTTCATGAACTTGGAAAAGATCTATGTTTTGCCCGTTATGAAGCGGTTTCTGTCCATGGATTATATCAAGATATTGAATATCGCCCGGCGCGAGATCCGCGAGGCGTTCCTGCTGCCGGTTAAATATCATAGCCAAATATTCCTGGGCGACAATAAGACATTGTTCGATATCCGGGGCGGCGTGTACAAGGATTATAAAAAATCACTGGAGGATGTAATATGACTGAAAAACTTGAAATAGCCAAAAAGCGCACCCAGGGAGCGCAAGAAATATTAGCGGATATTATCAACCTTCAAGTCTCGGTGACCGATGAAAAGGTCCGGGATGGTGTCATCGGTTTTTATGAAAACCAGTATAAGAGCCGCGTTTTTACAATCGATGAGCGAGTCACGATCATGTCGGCCATGGGCCAGTATCGGGAGGCGTTTGCCTGGTTTATCGGGGATCAGGCCATGGACCTCGATGATAAAATTATGCGTGGCGAGTTACAGGACTATCGATCTCTTAATGCATTTTTTGACAAGCATGAGGATGAGATTGGTATGTCACGATCGAGCTGGTATGATTGTTATACCGTACGCCGACGTTTCCCTGATTTTTACGAATTTGCCAATATTGGTATCAAAAAAGCCAAGCTCTTGAACACGATTAAAGATGATGAAGTCTTTACCAAGATGGCGAATCAGGTAGCCAAAAAAGACATGCCGGCAGAAAAGGTCCGGGACATGGTGGCCGACTACCATACCCAGGAGCAGGAAACGAAAAAAGAGGAAAGGAAAAAAGAACAAAAAAAGGTGTCCCGAACTGTTGCCTATGATGCCGTGACCAAGGGAGAGTCGATCGTACTCAAGCCAAAAAACTTTGACGTGCAGTATCTCCAGGGGGCATTGGCATATTATGAAACGGCGATGAAGAATTATATAAAAAAGTGTATTGATAACGAATAGCCCATCAAGGCCCCCAGCGGGGCCTTTTTAATTCCATTTAAGAATTACAAAAAAATAGAATATTTTTGTCTTTTAGCTTGACATCCTATTAAATAGGGTGCATATTTGTATATATTAAGACTGGTACGTTACTTTGGAGTGTTAATGATGAAAAGAGAATTTGTGATGGTTGAGATTTTTGATAGACAATGGAAGGCATTGGGCCTGAATGATGATAACTTACGCGAGTTACAGGATGAATTAGCGGACAACCCGAAGATCGGGAAAGTGATTCCGGAAACGGGTAAATTACGAAAAACACGTTATGCCGTGTCAGGTTATGGCAAGCGCAAGGGGGCGCGGGTTATTTATGTGGACTTTGAAAAATTTTCGAGATTGTATTTGATATATGTATATCAGAAAAATCAACAGGAGAATTTAACCAGTGATGACAAAAAAGAGTTTAAGCATCTTATTCGTATGATAGAAAACGAATTACGATAGCCGAGGTCTTTCTGAAAATATATAAATTGTAGGAGGAGAAAACGATGAAGCTACAAAATGGAAATGTTGCTGCCGATATCAAGGAAGGTTTACAACAAGCCCTGCGCCATGCCAAAGGCGAAGTGAAGTATCGGACGCGCACTGTGGATATAGCTCCTGTGCCTAATTTTAAAGCATATGAAATTAAGCACATAAGAGCAACAACACAACTTTCTCAGGTGATGTTTGCCCTTGCAATAGGTGTATCACCCAAAACGGTTGAAGCCTGGGAGGCGGGGACCAATGAACCGGCGGGACCGGCGCAAAGAATCTTGGGGTTCATTGCAGCCGATCAAAATTGTTTGGAAAAATGGGGAGTAATCGCAGAAAAGGTTAAACGGAAATGAAATATCCAAGGCCCTCCGGGGCCTTTTTTATTACCTTTATAATTTTTTGCCATAAATATTACTACCGGTAAAATTGTCAAGTATATAATATTGATATTTTTAATATTTTTCAAATATATAGATTATATCTAATCGGACATAATATGTTTTTTGCTTGACAAAATAATATTAAATAATATTAATGCATATCAATTAATATTAATTCTAAACGATGAGTGTGGCAATATGGCTAAAATGACAACTATATCTTTAAGGGTCGATGAAGATTTCAGGGCCTTGGTTGAGCAGGTGGCCGATAGTAATGAGCGTGACATTTCGAGCGAAGTTAAATTTCGATTGAAACAATCATTGATGCAGGATGGAATTTTAAAAAAGGAAGATAATGGCCTTAAAGTGGCCATGGTATAAAATAAATCGCCCCGGTTGCAGCCGGGGCGGTGATTTGCAAGGCTGGCTGGGAGCCAACACTCGAATTTAACAACTGTGGTTAATATACTACAGGTGTGCTCCCATGTCAAGAAAAATTTGAGGGACAGAAGGGGGTGTACCCGTGGCCCAGGTGCAGAATCTTCGTGATTATATCATCAAGAAAGATGATGTAGAAGAAAAACGCGACAAGGCCCAACAGGTCAAGCGGAAAGATGGCACATTTTTTAATGCGAGCCGCAACATCATCCGTTTAAAAACGGCAGACCGTAAAGAAATACCCACGCTTCGCCTAGAGCCCGAAATCCTCGCTGTCTATTGGATCCTTGAATCATACCGTTATGACTTTGGAGATCCCGAGGTCACGCCAGCTATTAAAACTGTACATAAACAGGTCAAATTAAGCCTTGACTCTATTCAGGTAATTTTACGCTACCTGCAGGATATCGGACTCATGGTCGTGCGCGAGGTCCCCAATAAACGGGGAGGGCGCGACAAGATGATTTTTGGACTCACGAACATAGAAAGTGAATCAGATATCATAGCCATCTATAATAAAAAGGTTGCCGCGGATATCAAGTATGTTGAACGTCGAAAAGCGGTTAATCAAAGGAAGGCGAGCAAGGTAGCGGGGCGCGAACTTGACGAGGTAGCGATAGGCGAACTTGATACAGATGCGCCCAGCGAACTTGACAAGATAGCGGGGAGCGAACCCGGCAAGGTTTCGACAGGCGAACTGAATAATAAGAAGGGTGGTGATAAGAAAGGTAATGAGTCACCTAAAAAGCCAAAAAAAACCACCAAGGCTAAAATTATACAAGAGTATGCGGACCAATGGGGATATAAATTTCAATTCCGGGATGATGGCACTGTATATGATTGTCGCATGAAAAGACTGTACGATAAAACAGATGTTCTCCGCGGTTTTGCCAAAAACCATCCAGTTCGAATAGCCTTTATAAATCTATGGGGAGAGTGACCTAATGAACCCAGACCATGCACCTTATTACCAGGAAAAACGAGTCTTAAATAGCTTTAATGGAGGGTACTATGTTCCGCACAAAAAAGGAACTGATTGATGAATTACAAAACTTAAATGTTCCAGACGATGCCCCAATAATGATTTACAAGGTGGCGGGTAAACATTTCATTGAGACTCGGATATTTAATGGAATATCCCATATTTGTATTGATACCGACATTGGAGATGTTGACGAGAGTTCCGTTGATACCGTTATTGGTATGATGAAACAAGATCTCTAAGCCCCTGCCAGCAATCCCTCGAATTGAATATCTCACGCTCTGGAAATCCCGGTAGGTTCCGCAGCACCAGGTAATTTGGCGGCACTGGGCAGTATTCTTCCGGGAACACCGGGACCTGGATCTGGGGATTCTCAAACTCCCGGATGGGCCGGAATATAAACCTGGGGTCATCCATGGCGATCGCCCCAGGCACTAGATCAACAACTTGGTGCATGAGCTCGGGCCGGAATAGGGGGCAACTCATAAGGCCCTCACGCCGGCGGTCCAAAATGCCATGGAGAGTCTGCTTATCCACGGCCCACACCCCGTCCCGAGCCAACCCGAGCTGAAACCAGCATATTTCCTGTTTAACCATAAGGATCCGGGGCCAGTAGTGGATCGCCCAGGGTGTCACACTCTCGCAGAGAGGCACCTGGCAGCAGCCCAGGGATATCCGGCCATAGGATTGCCGGAAACAGGGCCAGGGGGCCGTGTCAAGCTGCTCATGCTCGTATTTCAAGTAGAAACAGCGGTGTCCCCAATTATCTGGACCGTATGTGATGCCGTCCCGGATGATATGGTAGCCTATATTGGTATTCCAACACCGCCGGAGGGCCTGGTGAAACCCGCATAGGTCTATCATCGGGCCTGAATTGTTGGGTATAAATTGCCAGTTCATTCTGATGCGAATATAAATTTTGTAACGGGAGAAGGTCAAATTATTTCTTAATGTTTACGGAAAATATTAATTGACGCTCTGTGATATTATACTAGATACTGCGGTACCTTATATATGCAAAAAGTTCCTAGACAACAACAATTATGTCATGACCTCAAGCAGCTACGTAAAAAATATAATTTAATCGTTAATGAATTGTATACAATTCGACAAATAACCAGGGCACGGGAGGAAGCCCTGTTGACCTTTTTATTTAAACTCCTTTCACCATCGGAACGCATTTGTCTGTTATATTTAGCCGCTGATCAAGAATGTAAAGAGGTCGCACAACGCATGGATTGTGATGTTGAAACGATATATAAATATGTGTATCGGATCAAAAGAAAGCTGAAAATACATGATTTAAGTGAAATAGCGTCATTAATCGCGGATACGATCACATCAATACAACAAGCATGGGATTAAGATTCTGGACAGCTTTTGTCCATTAATTTTTTCGTCTTAAACATCATATTATTATTGACCCACCTTCAAATAACCGCATATATTAGAATAATAAAAAAGCCTAACTGGGGGGGAAAAATGATGTTACAGAATAAGTCTAATAACCAAGTATTACCCTCTAAAATGGGAACTGTGTTTGTTTATAAAGCATCAACACAGTATAATCGAGCGCAGAAGGATTTGCTCAAAGCGTTGAAACAACTGGCGTCGGTTTGCAAAAACGGTCAAGAGTGTTTTATGGGAGCAGTGATATCATTAATGGTATCCGGAACTGTTTTTGACGCCTTTTTGAGCTTGATTAAATAATCAACTTGCTCTTTTTGCAGGCGGTAATAAAGTTCGCGGGTTTCCGGATCAAGCATCGTATTAATGATGTATAGCATTTCTATATCCTGTTTTGTCATCCATTCCGGCATATATTCCTTGAGCGCATCTGGTTCTTCAATAAATAGTTTCCAAGGCTGATAATCCAAAATTGAACAAATTTGATATATCCGCTCAAGAGGCGGAAATATTGAGCTTTCGATAGTTGACAGCGAGCTCTGCGTGATGCCCATAGCATCCGCGAGCTTTTTTTGGCTCCATCCCTTCCAACCACGCAACCTTTTAATTCGTTCTCCAATTGGAACCATTTTTCTAACCACCCTCCAACACATCGATTAATTCAATAGATTAATTCAATTTTATCAGACATTACGGAGCACGGGCAAGAAAAAAATCAAATATTTTAATATTTATAAAAAAAATCTACAAAAACTTATATAGAAATAAGTAAAAATATGTAATATTATGTCTTTTATCTAAAATAATTAGAAAATATCTATTATTATGCTTGACAATATAGTTTTGTCTATATACATTTGACACCGTAAACAAACAACAAGTAGGAGGAGCCATGACGAGCAAAGATCATAAAATACTCATCATTGTCAACACAGATAAAATCATGGAACTAGACGGGAATATCTTGGATCTACTGGATGAAATCAGAGTGGATATGTTCTCGGCTGGGCTGAATCAGAATGAGAAAACCGGCATGGTCAAAACACTTGAGAACATGGAGTCGATGTTTACGGATCTCATCGTCAAATCGACTGTACTGCGAGAGGATTTGCAGAAGATTGAGCGCAAGGAGGCTGTTCCCGTATGATGATGGAATTGACAACCAAGCAGGCGATGGCCCTGGACTTTATCAAAACGTCCCTGGTTGATTCCCATAATACCCCGACGGTCCGCGAGATGGCGCGGCAATTTAAAGTATCCACAAAAGCCATGCAAGATCGGGTGAAGGCCCTTGAAAAGAAGGGGCACCTAACCAGGGATTATCTTGGCGGTCGCTATAAATTGGCCGGCTACAAGGTTAAACTCAAAAAGATCAAGGTGCATTAATGGAACACTGTGCTCGATGTAGACATTCGCGTGATGATGGTGAGGACCACCGGTTCGGTTACGACCAGGGCTCTGCCCACGGCATCGCCGGCAGCATCGAATATTTCCTGTCATGTGATAAGGATGGGGAACGGGTCCCGGACAAATTTGATGACTGTCCGATGGTCGTCCAGGCGATTAAGACGCTGCCTATCATGTGCCAAGCGTGTGAGAGTCTTGAGTGTTGCCATTTCCCAGAGCACGGTGATTTTATATGTGTGGCGAATTTGGGCCGTATAGCGACATGTTACCGAGAAAAATTTTCTAAAATATTTGAACCAATTTTAAGCGCGGTGGCGCATGTCAGGAGATAATAACATGAACAGCCGAATAGTCCACAAGCAAGAGTCATTACAGAATATCCAATATCAATGTAAGGGATGCGGCATAGTTATTGAGGAGCATACGGATGTCTGGAAAAAGACTCACAATGCATATTGCTCTCAATGCCAGGATAGGAACCCGAAGGTGAGATCATGACCAACAACACGACACTAAAATTGGCGGTTAATGCATTTTATGATTATCAGGCGATCCGCATTGCCATGGGCGGGCGTTTAAAAATCAAGAAGGACGGCGAGGATCAGATCATTCCCGAGGAGCAACAGGAAACCTGGGCGATCTCTGAGAAAGACAAGGCCGTATTCATGGAAATTTATGACGACGCTGTAAAACAGGAAAAACGTATTGAGGCATGGATTAAACGGGAGCTTAAAGATTATCGTATATACACCGAGTACCTGAAAAATGTCAAGGGTGTAGGGCCTATCATGGCGGCAGTCATCATCAGCGAATACGACATTGAACGCGCCACGACCGTCTCGAAGATGTGGCAGTACACGGGCTTGAATCCGGGACAGGTTGCCGGTAAAGTCAAAAAGGATGGTGAAATTATCACGACCGAAGACATGATTCGGGGTGATAGGCTCACCGTCGGATATTTGGCCCCCTTCAATCAATGGCTACGGACTAAGATGTGTGGGGTGTTGGCGGGATCCTTCATTAAATGTCAGTCACCGTATGCACTGATCTACTATTATCCGTATAAAGCGCGGCTTGAGCAAGAGCAGAATACAATCAATGGTTCGGATAAAAAATGGTGCGATGAAAAAGCAGGCCATCGGGATAAGGCCGCCAAGCGGTACATGATTAAAATGTTTTTGAAAGACCTGTATGTGGCATGGCGGATCATGGAAGGACTCGAAGTACGGAAACCATATCAGGAGGAGTATTTAGGGCATCAGCATATAGCGTGAGTGGGCCAAAATGGCGGAGAAAACCAGTATAATTGAGCGAGCCAATACCAAAGAGGCAACCAAAATTATCGAGCGTGCCGCGTGTGAATAGTAAACCAGTTAAATAGAGCGGGCCAGCACAATATAGGAAACCATACTTTAAGAGCGGGTCAGTACAATAAAGTCAACCATGCTGCGTGAGCGAGCCAAAAGTGGGAAGAAAACCACTCGGAAAGAGCGGGCCAATGTTTGGGAGGAAACCATTTCGTTTGAGCGGGCCAAAAATTAGGATGAAACCAACACTTGAGAGCGAGCCAAAATTTCAGAGCAAACCATTCATGGGGAGCGAGCCAGAATTATCGAGAAAGCCAGGACCAAAGAGCGAGCCAAGAGAATTGAGGAAACCAAAGTTAAAGAGCGAGCCATTATGAAAGTAATTATCAAAATAAATAAACGAGTTCGGATTTACACAGTGTTCCCAGCAATAACAGTAGGAGGTTATTATCATGGAAACGGCACTGGCAAACAAACAACAACTAACATCAGGCCGGATCATTCCGATCCCCGAGCAGCCCAAGTCTATTCCTGTATCGATCGATGAGCTGGAGCAGGTTAGGGCCAACTTCCTGGACCCAGAGTATCTGGTTGAGCAGACATACCGGCTATATCGGCTGGACAACAAAGGGAAACGTCTCTATGTGGCCGTGTACGAGGATGGCCGGATCTTGATTGCTCCCGGAGTTACCACGGTCGAGTCAACCTGTGGGCCGATGAATTATTTCCTATTAAAATGGTTTAAGGACCATACTGCTGAATATTGTGATTGGTATTCAGAATGTTCAGCTAATTACGGAACGTATTTTCACATTCTGACTGATCGGTTGCTCCGGCATGAAAAAATCTACTTGGACCGAGCCTGGTTGGATGCCGATTTGGGAGCATTTTACCAACAGGAGGGATATAATCTCGTCGAGGGCAGGCGTTGGCTTGCACACGCTGAACGCGATACCTGCAAAGACATCTATGGTTTTTTAACCTGGGTCAGGGATTATGAAATATCCCCGGTGGCAATCGAATATCCGATCATGGACCCGGATGGATTGGCAGCGGGTACCATTGACCTGGTAGCCTGGGCTACATTCGAAGAAAAAGAAGGACGAGGGAAAACTGCGATCATCACAAAAAAGCGCAAACTCATTATGGTGGATAAAAAATCTCGGCTCACGGGGTTTTATGATACCGATGGGATACAACTCCGTGGCTATGAACCAATGTGGAATAAAGAGCATCCGGAGTTACCGATAGAAGAACTCTGGAGCTACTGCTGTAAAGAATACCGGCTTCCCGTGGGGTCAACCGTCATCCCGTATCAATTCAAACAACAAAATAATCCCGTCCACGCCGCACTCTGGCCTTTGTGGTTACAAGCCTTCCACGCGGATCCTATGAATATGACAATAACACCGCGGACCGAGTTTTTTGGCGGAGAAGTATCCCTGGAAACTGACCTGACCGCGGTTTTCGTCGAGGTAGATCCTCTTGGCGCGCTCATCGAGCATGAGGCAGCCTGCCAGGAAACCGATAAGACTGAACAGGCGAGGTTACTGTAATGGGCGACATGGGAGATCTATGGCGGGATGTGAAAGCGTTCAGAAAAGAACGCAAAGAGGCTAATTATAAACGGATCAATCCGGAACAGCAATTACGGGATGCGGGTTATAGTTTTGAGAGTAAAAACTATGGGTTGCATTTAATCATCAGAGTCAATGGTAAGACGATCAATTTCTGGCCGACAACCGGGAAATGGCGGCATCCGGCAGGTCGCGGGGGCTACGGAATCGCCAACCTATTGAAATATTTATCAAAATTAAACACTGGAGGAAGCAAATCATGAATGGAAGAATTAAACGAGAAGAACCGATCAATGGTAGACTGAGCGACCTGGGAAAAATTAAAGTAGGTGATAAAAAGGAAATCATCACCAAGGAAGGTAAAAAGGTTGAGATTCCCATCAGTCTTGATTATTTCCGAGCCACCGGGGATTACCAGGCCGTGTTTCACAAGACCTTTGGAGAGAAGCCGACTAAATTGAATATCATTTTTCTCTCCGATGACCTCAACCATATTTGCAATGAGCGATACGAATGGCGCAAGGCCGAGGGATCCGCCAAAAAGGGGTCCAAGCTCTATGCTTATGGCGACGGTAGCAATTTCATGTTATGGGATCCGAAAGCAACCGACGACAAAGGAGACCCGCGTCCACAATACAAGCTTTTTACGATTGAACAATATCCCAAAATCATGCAGGATCTTGATAACCGCTGCGGTGAGGGATCGCGTAGCACAATTCTCACGATAAGATTTTTGCTGCCGAAACTCCGAGGCTATTTCGGTACCTGGGCATTCAGTACAAAAGCTGAAAGTTCCCGGACTCAAATAATATCGGCGTTCGATATGATGCGGGAAGAAATAGGAACGATCGTCAATGTTCCTTTTGATCTGGTTGTTGAAAAAGTGATCAGCCAAAAGCCAGGTACTCAAAATTCATTTCCTGTGGTTAAACTCATTGGAAACTTATCACAAGAGGCCCAGGCCATGCTGCGGGATGCGAGAGAAAATGGTGCACCCATCCGCGGATTACTCACAGAGGAAAGGGTCCGCGAAATTGCAGCCCTGCAAATCGAATATAATAAAGAAGGCGCAGAGCAGGATGATGAAGCCCTGGAATCAGGAGCCGATACGATCATCGATGCCGAGATAGTAGACCAGGGATCCACCGGTAAACAGCCCCAGGAACCCAGCGCGAAGAAGATCATCGACGCCGAGCTGGTGACAGAGCCTATCATGCCGGACGATATTAACGCCGAAAAGCTTAAGGCCGCCGGCGATCTGCTGTTGGCTTGTAAGACCATGGACTCCTACCATATCGCACTAAAGCAGATTGGGGAAATGACCTTGACACCGGCAGAACTGGATTGCGTGGCTCCCCTGCAGTCCGAGGTCCTGTCATCGTTGCAGCCCAAGAAAGCGGCACCTACAGCCCTCAAAACGGCTCCCCAAAATGGCAATGGTAAAAACTCCACAACGGCAGAAACAATCAAGTTGGATGAGTTTAAACGCAGAATATTGGAGGCTCATAACGCAAAAGACAATAAGGCGAAAATCAAAATCATGTCCGAGGCCCGTAACGCCCTGGGTGGACAATTCCAGGTGTTATTGACCTATGCCAATTCTCTTATTAAGACGACAAAGGAGGATGTGGCATGAATACGGAAGTAGAGCAGACAACACAGGTGGTCCCCCCTTCATTAATAGAGGAGACCACCCTGCAAATTATGGTGGTTGATGAAGCCAGCCGGATCGCGGCTGCTGATATGGTAACGGACCTCAAAGCCCGGCGGAAAAGGATCGTCAACTACTGGAAACCAGCCAAGCAGCAGGCGGATAAGGCAAAGCAGGCTCTCCTGGACAACGAGGACGCAATGCTCGCACCCGTGGACGCTGCCATCAAGGATCTGGACGGGAAAATTAAAGTCTACGTGTTGGATGTGAATAAAAAGGAGCGGGAAGCGCAGGCGAAAGCCGACGCCGACGCCCGCCAGAAGACCAAGGAGAAGCGCGAGGCGGACCAAGAGAAGGCTATAGAGGCAGGGCAGATTGAGCAAGCGATCGAGTTGGAGTCCAAGCCATTACCAAAACCTGCGCCCGCGGTCGTCGTTCCGATGGCGGCGAAAACAGTGAAAACCAGCACCAGCACAGCTACGGCAAAGCCTACCGTCAAATTTGAAATATCAGACCTGAACGCATTTTTTAAATACTGCGCCGAACATGACCGCTGCGATCTTTGGGACGTGAGGCTAGGCGCAGTCAAGACATGGGTGAAAAATAGCGGCCTGGTGGAAGTACCGGGCCTCACCATCACCGATGATATAGCGACGGCATATCGGCCAAATAAGTAATGGCCATCGCAATATCTGGTCGTTATTTATACGCCTCACGCGAGTGAGGTAGGCAAGGCCAGAATTTTATTAAAAGGAAATTGTATGAAGACATAGCGGTAGATCTACAAATAAATAAAAAATTCAATAATGTGACATGTGCCCCGGCTTTTGGGCCGGGGCAACCTTAAAGATCAGGAGGAATACGTTATCATGTCGCCTAAATATTGTCCAGCATGTGGAACCGTAAAAGATAATAGTGAGTTTTATCGAATAAAAAATCGCAAAGGTGGGGGACTTGATTCATATTGCAGGATTCATAGAAAGGAGAAGAGCGCACAAAATTATAAAAATCATAAACGTGACAAGTTAAAGAAAAACGCACAACATTATTTTCACAACCGGAAGCGCATAAGCGCAGAGAACTTACAAACATATTATGATAAAAAAGAAAAAAGCCATTCAGAGGTTCAACCATGATCATGCTTATGAGGGATCGAGAAGGTGAGAGATAATATACTGGAGATCTAAATGGCGGATAAAAATAGATATTTTAACACCGGCTTCTGGAGTGATGAATATATATTGGATTTGAAATCACCACTCAAATTGGCATTCGCTTATTTCTTTACCAATGATGTTGTGAACTGGTGTGGAATTTATAAAATCGCACTCAAGAAAATTACAGGAGAAACTGGACATCAAAAGGACGCGCTTATGCCGATGCTGGTCAAATTTGAACAGGATGGCAAAATCAAATATTTCAATGGCTGGATCGGCATGAAGAATTTTATTAAGCGCAACAAATATCATGGCAACAATATGAAGGCGTTTGTCAATGATTTCAACGAGATTATCAAGTTGGGCGTTCCTGATGAATTATTGGTCTGGGTGATGCAAAATAATAAACAATTTATTGATCTTATACAGAAAGCAAAGGCTTTGAAAGTCCCTCAAGACCTTCGAAAGCCTTTGAAGGGCTTCGAGGACTTTCCATATTCTTATTCTTATTTTAATTCTTATTCTCATTCTTATTCTAATTCTGATTTTACCAGGGAGCCTGGCAGCTCCGGGGAGGCGGCCTTGACAGCAAATGATTCTGCTGCGGAATATATACCCACTATCACCGAAATATGGTCCCCAGAATATCGCGGTGTTCGCGGTGGCGATATATGTGATATTTTTCAAAGACTGTTCGACACCTTTTATTTCCGTTTCTCTGATGTGTACCCTGGGGAACAACTCATGATCCGGAAGGAAATTTATCTGGGAGTCATGAAAACACTCGCCCATAATATTCAAGAGCAATATAAGGATTTTCAAAATCAATTAGCCGTTACATACAATAAAATTATTCTTTTGATGATGGTCGCCCAGAACAAGAATAAGTATCAGCCCTGGCGATTTAATCCTGTTGAATTATCAAAACATTGGGACGACCTGGTGGATGGCTGCGTTAAGGACGACCCCAAAAATATACACATAGATCACCAGGCCGAACAAGCGGCCATGGATGAAAAGGTTAAAAGACTCAAGGAGAAAGGCCATGGAAACCATGATGTCGTACAGTAAATTCGTGACTTATATTAAGCAGCATTATGGTGCGTTCAATAGTGAACTGTCAGAAAACCTTACCTTGCAGTATATTATGGATCGCTGGCCTGAACGCGATATGCAGAAGGTTTTTAATACTCTGGTTATCAAGCATAGCAACCAGTATAAGGTGCCGCCAAGTCCCACGGTATTTGAGGAAATATTTCCGCGGGCTGGCGCGGATCCCGCAGAGGCCGCCGAAATTGCTTGGAATATCCTCTTGGCAACTGACAACGGGTTCTCAGTGTTAATCACCGACCCCGTGGCCCAGGAAGCGGTGGTCAACCTGGGTGGCTGGGATGAATTTTGCCTCCGGAGGATTGGCAACCCGGAATGGAGCAGAAAGGATTTTGTTACAGCCTATAAAAACCTGTTCAGATCTGGGTTACAAGTTGAACCGAGGATCCTGTTCGGGCCCCGTGATGCCATTAAAAGGCAAGTGGACTGGCGGTGGTTTAAGATCCTGGGAGATCAAACCGTGGGCCTGGCCATGCTCGACAAGGCGATCAAGAACATGCCGCAGATTGAGGGGCCGCGCCAGGGGGAATCGGAGATCAAGCAGGTCATGGATGATATAGCAAACCAATTACCGGAAACGGTACAATCATAAATCAGGAGGAAGGATAAATGTCAGACCTTAATAAGTGGATAGGCATTGGCCGTCTTACCAAGGATCCAGAACTCAGGTACACCCAGGGTGGAACCTCGGTATGCAGTTTTGCAATCGCATCGAACAATACTTATGTAAAGGACGGGTCCAAAGTCGAGAAAGTCTCATATTTCAATCTGGTGGCTTGGGGCAAGACCGGGGAGACGATTGCAGAATATGTGAAAAAAGGACATCGAATCGGGCTTGAGGGCCGCTTGCAACAGAGATCCTGGGACGGTGAGGACGGCAAAAAACGATATGCTATTGATATCGTCGTCGAAAAATTTCAATTCCTTCAAGCACAGAACGGAAATCAGGTATCGCAACAGGCAGGGCCGGGAGCCGTGGCCGGCGGGAAGGAAGTCAACAATTCGCCCGGTGTAACAGATAATAATCCATTCTCCGATGAAGATATTCCCTTTTAAGGAGTGATACCCATGAACGCCACACAAATACTCAAATACCTCAAGGGCATGGTCGAACAAAAGAATGAGTTAAAGGCGGAAATGAAGGACCTCAAGGAAACGATCAAAATAAATAACGAGCAGATTGATAACACTATCCTGGATGAAGGTGAAATCGGGGCTTGCCGGAAGCTCCTGGAGCAGAATTTGCAGATGCTTACGAACAAAAAGAAATTAAGCAGCCAAATTAAACTGGTCCAGGAATCCATTGAAAAGACGATCATGGGAGACGGTACCGAGGGGCAGAGTTATATGTTTGACGAGGATGAGGAGGACCCGGAGGAGGAGTCAGCGTCATGATTGATAGAAATATGGCGTCCACCATGGCCCCAGCTCTGCAGAAGATCATCAACCGGACGTACCGGGAGATGAGCAATGCGCGGGCCGAGAAAGAGATCATTGATGATAGGCGCGGCATCGTTCAGTGCGCCGCCTGCGGGCAGTTCGTTACTGTTATGAAGGCAATTACTTTACACTCGCCCGAGCATAAGGAGCTAAAATATTATCATCCCGAGTGTGCTCATTGTGTTGAGTGTGGCGAGAATCTTGGTTAAAGGAGGCATCTAATCAATGTATCTTAATCAATATTGTCCTGAACCCATACTGAAAAGTATCAAGTATACTTATGAGATCATGGCCCTGGCCAGATCCGAAAAGGCTAAACAGGAAAGCAAGGTTGTATCCTGTGTGGCGTGTGGGCGGTTTGTGGCGATCGGTAACGCCCGCCGGGAATATAATGCCGAACTAGATGCCAATGAATACTTCTGTCCCCGGTGCCGCCCGGCGATCTCGGTGGATGTGATCAAATGCATGGAGGTTTCTTATGGAAAGTACTAACACGGCAGTATATGACGAACACGACGTACAGGAAGCGTTGACCGCACCGCTAGGATTTAGCGCAGTATTTAAGAGCAAAGCATCGAGGTTGTTGATCCGATTATGGCAACTATTCCATTACCCACTCAAAGGTATTAACCTACTGTCCTTAATATCTATTGTCGGGACGGTCGTGGCCATTGTGGTGGTTATTACCGCGATCAAATGGCGACCGGCATCCGATATTCTATCAAGCGACAAGTATAGCGTGTTCGGCCAGCTTGATACCTTGAAAAAATCCCAACAGCACTTTTATCAGATAGCGACGCCGCTGGAAAAACTCATTAAATGGAAAACCATGTTTTATGGCTGGCAATACGTCAAAAACGGGGATCCCAAATACAAGCAGGCTGATTGCGTGGGTGCCGTCTACACTTATTACCGGGCCTGGGGCGCAAATTTTCGCCTGGAGAGTATCCCCTGGCTGGTCCGTCGGATCAATACAATACGCGATAAAAACCCAGAAGTCGTGCGGACGATGATAACGCAGGTGCGAGCCGGGGATCTTATTATTTTGAAATATTCAGAGGAAAATCAACACGTCGGCGTCGTGATGGATACGCCGAATGGTAGAATCAGATATGTGAGCATGACCTCGACTACCATGACCGAGGGCGAGGACCTGATTTCCTTTAATCATCCGGCTGTCGTCATGATCGCCGCCATGTGTTATGAACTATGGATTGGTGACATACTTACAGAATTAAATAAATCTTAGGGGAGGACATCATGGATCAAATACAACCTATCCAAGTTATTTTCACGGTCGCGCTAGGGCTAATGCTGGTCTTTGGAGCTGGCCTGATTTTTAAGGCGCGGCAGAGGGGCCGGGCCATGACCACAACCGAGCGCATAAAGCAGGCGCGTATGGAACAGATGGCCAAGGGCAAGAACCAATGTGCGTAAAACAAACAACGGGTAAAACCGAATGGCATCTATTGCCCTGGCGTGAGGTTGAAGAAGTGGTGCAGGTGATGATGCATGGCAATACTAAATACGCCGAAGAAAGCTGGAAGCTAGTCCAGGACAAAGAAAAACCATATTTCTCTGCCGCTCCCCGACATATCATGGCGTGGATGAGAGGGGAAAAGCAAGACCCTGAATCCGGTCGAAGTCATCTTGCTCATGCGGTATGTTGCTTGTTGATATTAATGTGGGATGATAATAATAAATAATTTTAAACGGAGGGATCATCATGCATCCACTTATCGTTATCGGGGGTATTATTATTGTGCTGCTGGTCTGCTGGGCTTTCTTGAAGGCTGCGAGCTATACAAGCCGCCGGGAGGAAAAGGAGGAGGCTGCTAGAGTCAAGTCGGATGCCGAAAAGCCCCAGTTAAGGTCGGTGTAATGAATAAGACAAAAATCGAATGGTGCGATTATGAATTAGGGTGGCTGTCCGGGATAATAGATGGCGAAGGGAATCTTGGCTTATTTAAAGAAACGCGAAAAAACTTTAAAGCCGGGGTAACATATAAGCCAAGATTAAATATTTCCAATACCGATATAAATATAATTAACAAATGTCGAGATATTATTGGGTATGGGTCCATAATACCACATAATCACAAAAAGCGCATTAGTATAGGTCAAAAGCCGTGCTGGATATTGGATGTGTCATCAAATGGTTTAAGAGATTTATTTCCTAAAATAAGGCTTATTGCCAAAGAAAAACAAAAACAATTATTGCTTAAAGCTATGGTGATCTTGTCAAATCATAAAGGCAAAAAGAATCCAAGAACAGATGCAGAGATAAAACGATTGGAAATAATATATTTGGAAATAAGAAGATTAAATAAAAGAGGCATATAATTATGCAACAAACCAAGATTGATTGGGCAGATTTTACGTGGAATCCTGTCACCGGTTGTAAAAATACCTGTCCATATTGTTATGCCCGGTCAATGGCCCGGCGGTTTGCAGGCCCCTGGGCGGCCAAAGAGAATAAATTTTGGACCAGCCTTGGCGGATGCGGGGATCCTCGTCTAAAGGAACGGATCCGGGAGTTTCAACCGACATGGCTAGAATCAAATTGGATTAGGTTCCGGTCCTGGCCGAAAAAGCCATGCCAAATCTTCGTTAATTCCATGAGCGATATCGTCTTTTGGAAACGGAAATGGATGCATGAGGTCTTGGATGTTATTTATGAACGTCCACAACACACTTTCATGTTTTTGACCAAGGCACCGGTAGTATATAGTCAATACCATTTCCCGAAAAACTGCTGGCTGGGGGCCACGGCAACGACCAAGCGGGAGGTTATCGATCGAACCCAAGCTCTTTATCGTCATAAATTTAGCAATATCGTCTTCCTTTCCATCGAGCCGATCATGGAGCGGATTCAGCGATCCGCGATCAACACCAATGCCCTAGATTGGATTATAGTCGGCGCGGAGACAGGGAATCGGAAGGAGAGAATCGTGCCGCTCCGGGAATGGATCGAGGACATTGTTTTTGGCGCACCTGATACCCCAATATTTTTAAAAAACAATATAGCTGAAATCTGGAATCGGAAGGATATTAAAGAGTTCCCGGAGGCAATAGCATGACTGAGCAAGAATGGTTAGAGGATATTCAATTTCTGGTAGACCGCGCAAGCCAAGCAGGGACATGTAGTTTTCGAGAAGATCGAGACTGCGGCGCGTCAAGCAATTCAATCGTTGAAATTGCCTATGGAGTTACCCCACTTAAATTACAGGTAGTGCCACGAGATGCTGCCGACCTGAGTGCTTGTCATTTCATGTGGGAAAAGCTACCGGAGCATAGAAAAACGTACGATGCTAAAGTAGCCATGGCGAGGGCGATCAACTATAAAACTGAGGATCGGACGTGAGCGACAATCTGTACATTGGCCTCACCGGATCTGGAAACGACTATGAACTGGAAATAATCCGGGAAACATCAAAAGCCTATTTACTGAAATCCTGGCACGGCGAGGAAGTCTGGTTGCCGCGGAGGGCTTTTGACGAAACGGGAACGATAACCGAGTGGGGATATAAGATGTTACTGAACAAGCTGGAGGAAGGGAAATAATGTCATCGACAATATCATCCCATCAGATTCTTGAGCTTTTATCGGATAAGCACCATGAAGATATATTTATCCCGGAGTGCAAGGATGGTTCAACCTGGTTTTCAACCCACCTGCGGCTTGATGCCTGGGTAATGACCCGCTCATGGAAAAAAATGGCCTGGATTGGTTATGAAATTAAAGTATCAAGAAGTGATTTTTTGAAAGACCAAAAGATGCACCTATATCTTGACCTATGCAACCAACTGTATGTGGTTGCGCCAAAAGAAATACTTTCTGCTGATGAGCTGCACCCGGAAATAGGGTTGATGTCACCCTCTAAAACTGGGAATAAACTTTTCATTATTAAAAAGGCTGCTCATCGGGATATTAAACCACCGGTCGATCTTTTATTGTATATCCTCATGTGCAGGGCGAAATTTACCAAAGAATACCATCTGGACAAGCGTGATTATTGGAAACAATGGTTGGAGGATAAAAAAATTGACTATACTCTCGGACACTCTGTATCCCAGGCACTACAAAAGACGATCAAGGAGCGTATCGACCAGGTGGACGATGAAAACCGCAGGCTCAAGGATCAGATAAAAATCCTGGAGGAGATCAAAGAAATTCTCGTCACGCTGGGAATTAACGACAATCCACATGCTTGGAGTGTGCGGAGTCAACTGGATCAGATAAAGAAAAATCTCGCAGACAGTATAGACCCCGACTTCAAAAATAATATATTGGGAGCCAGACGTGCGCTTGATGATTTAATCACGAAGATAGATATTAACCAGAGTGGAGTTGTATAATGACCAATGTACATGAATTGATAATAGATAATTTTGCGGGCGGAGGAGGAGCCAGTACCGGTATTGAAATCGCTCTCGGGCGGCCTGTAGATATCGCCATTAACCATGACCCAATTGCCATTGCTATGTATAAGGCGAATCATTCAGGGACAATGGTTTTATGTGAATCGGTATGGAATGTTAAGCCCGCGGAGGTTACCCAGGGTCGTCCGGTGGCCCTATGCTGGCTATCGCCCGATTGCGCCCATTTTAGTAAGGCCAAGGGTGGAAAACCCGTCAAGAAACACATCCGTGGCCTCGCTTGGGTGGCCGTGCGGTGGGCGGCGACCGTTCATCCCAGGGTCATCATCCTGGAAAACGTCGAGGAGTTCAAGACATGGGGTCCGCTCCTGGAGAACGATAAGCCGTGCCCCAAGCGCAAAGGACGTACTTTCAATGCGTTTGTCAACGCTCTCCGTCGTCAGGGATATGACGTTGAGTGGCGTGAGCTCCGGGCCTGCGATTATGGTGTCCCCACATCGAGGAAACGGCTATTTTTAATCGCCCGGTGTGATGGTCAGCCTATTGTGTGGCCAGATCCTACCCACGGGGATCCGGCAAGCATTAAGGTCAAAACGGGTATGCTTAAGCCCTGGCGAACGGCCGCCGAGATCATAGACTGGTCACTGCCATGTCCGTCAATATTTGAGCGCAAGAAGCCCCTGGCTGAGAACACCATGCGCCGGATCGCGCGTGGGATACAGAGGTTTGTGATCGATAATCCGAATCCGTTTATTATCAAGGTGAACCACCAGGGCGAGGACTTCCGCGGGCAGAAAATCAATGATCCGATGCAGACGATAACCTCAAAAAACGGTTGGGGTGTTGTTACTCCGTTCGTTGCGCGGATAGGGCAGACCGGGTTCGGCGGCGATCGGATGCAATACCCGATCGATCAGCCAATTACCACAATAACCAGCAAGGCCGAGCACCTGCTGGTCGAGCCTACGCTTATTCAAACAGGATATGGAGAGCGCAAGGGCCAGGCTCCGCGGGTACCAGGACTTGATAAGCCGCTGGGGACGGTGGTGGCCGGGGGGCAGAAACATGCCCTGGTTGCCGCGTTTCTTGCTAAACACTACGGCGGTAATTATGAAGGAGCGGGGAATGCGCCGGACAAGCCATTGTTAACGGTTACGACCAAGGACCATAATGCACTCGTAACCGCGTATATAGCGCGTCATTTCGGGCAATCTGTGGGGCATGGAATGAAGGCCCCGACAGGTACCGCCACCACCAAAAGCAAGGACAGCCTCGTAACAGCATTTTTATCAAAATATCATGGTCAAAAACATCCTATGGACACACGCGGTCAACTGCCAGATGAACCGATAAAGACTGTTGATACATCAAATAGATTTTCTCTTGTCACCAGTCACCTGGTTAAACTGCGTGGGACCTGCCGGCACGGTCAGCCGGTGACCGAGCCCATGCCCACCGTGACCGCCGGCGGACTTCATATAGGCGAGATCCGGGCCTTCCTCTTGAAATATTACGGTACCAACATCGGTCAGGGGTGTACCGATCCGCTGCAGACCGTAACCAGCAAGCATCGTTTTGGGCTGGTCACAATCTATGGGCAGGAATATCAGATTGTAGATATCGGCATGAGAATGTTGGAGCCGCATGAACTGTTCGCGGCCCAGGGATTTCCACCGGATTACATTATCGCGCGGGACAGCGAGGGAAAAAAGCTGTCAAAGGCGGAGCAGGTAGCGAAATGCGGAAACGCGGTTCCCCCTCAATTTGCCGAAGCTTTGGTCAGGGCCAACCTGATGGGTAATGCTATACCGAAAGTGGGGGTGTTATCATGAAAGAACGACCTCTTCCGTTGATCGGCCCGATGGTTCTGGCAACTTTAAACGACTTGAAGACAATGACCCGGCGAGTGATGAAAATACAGCCACCCGACGAGCATTATAAACTCATTACGACCCTATCAACAACTGGAGATAAAAGGCAAGAGGGAAAACATCATTGGGCAATGCTGGATAATTTAAACATAATTAAAGATCAGAATATTTATTTCTCATGTCCCTATGGCCAACCCGGCGATCACCTATGGGTAAAAGAAACATGGCAGACTGGAACAGAGTTGGATAATTTGAACGGGACCGAGATATTGCAGAAGGCTATGGATGCGGGCTATGATATTGGCCCAGCATGTCCATTGTGGTATCCAGCCGACGGTGCATACCGGCCATGGTGCAATAATGATCTTGACTTCGGAAATACTGGGCGCAAGAGAGCGGCGCGATTCATGCCCCGTTGGGCAAGCCGGATCATCCTTGAGATAACGGGGGTTAGGGTCGAGCGGGTTCAAAATATCTCGGTCATTGATTGTATCAGCGAAGGTATTAAAATTGATGTTCCTGATTATTCCGAAGATGCAATTTATAGGTTCAAACAATTATGGGATTCAATAAACGCCAAGCGCGGCTTTAGTTGGGATGTTAATCCATACGTTTGGTGTATTTCATTTAAAAGGATCAAGCCATGAACACAAGATATACTTATATCCATTTTGTGAAAAAGGAAGATAAGCCAAAAACATCTGTATGGTCGTGCTGTAATAATAAGTCCAATGTCGAGCTTGGCGAAGTACGGTGGATGCCACAGTGGCGTCAATACTGTTTTTTCCCAACGGTACAAGCCGTATATAGTGCAGACTGCTTGAAGGATATTGATGATTTCATCGATCAACTAAAAAAGGAGACGTAAAGCGTCACATAGCTCATTACCCAGGGCGGGGTGGTCCCCCATAAAATCCACTCCTAAAAAGACAGATGAATGTGTTATCTCAACATCACCCCGTCCTTGATTTTTTTATAAAGGTGTAATATGAACGAACGGACACGGTTTAATATCGAGGAGCAGGCCCGAATCATCCGGGATCGCGCCCGTGGAGCGTGTCAGAAATGCGAACGCCGCGGCTGGCAGATGGCCCATCGTATCGGGAAGGGAGAGGACAACCAGGATATGATCCGCAACATGCTCCGGGAACAGGGACGAGAAGTGGATAATGCGGTTATAGAGCTGATCGTACACCACCGTTGGAATATAGCCTGGAGTTGCGATACTTGCAATGATTCATTTAATATAGGGAATAACCCCGAGGCCGCCCGTGCGCTCCTGGAAAGGATCTGGGAGGACCTGATGATCCGGCACTACATATATTTTAACGAGGAAAAGGGATTCTGGTGCGTAAAGCAATAGTAATTTTATTCTTTTTCGTGGCTTGTAGTCATGAAGCAACCCTGCAGCAGTGGCCCAGCGGCAAGATACCTTTTATTATGATCGGGTTCACGGCAGAAGAAGAAATGGCAATCGTTAAAGCCATGATCATCTGGGAAGTTGTTTCTGATATGAAAGTAGAGTTTTTGCTTGTTGGTGTATCGGACATACCGAAAAATACTCAGGTTTTACAAATCATCCATCAGGACGGAGATACAAATTTTTGTGTAAATACCGGTTATGATCCTAGCGGGGAAAATATTATGGGGCTTGCTATTATGGAGGAGCGATTTATCCTGCATGAACTCGGTCATATATTGGGCCTTATGCATGAGATGTGCCGTCCCGATAGGGATTTATATATCAGTATTACCCTGGATCTTGTGGCTGATGATCTTGACATTGTATGGCAATTTATATATAGGATTCCTGAATTATATGATTATTCAAAATATCCGTTTGATTATCAAAGCATTATGATGTACCCATCCGACCAATTTGAAGATATTATTGATGGCCATGGTCAAGAACTCGGCGGGGACATGCCGACATGGATTGACGCCTGGAAAGTACGGGATATATATGCGGAGAACGTGTCATTATGAACAATACAAAGATTAAAAATTATACCAGTCAGGTCCCTGTGGAGCGCACCGTATTCTTGATTGAGGCCGAGTTGGTGTCCATCGGTGCCAATAAGATCGAAAAGACTTATAAGGATGGGTTTCTCAATGGCATCGTTTTTAGCATAAACCTTCCTGATGGGACCGGGTTCAGCTACAAGATTCCGGCGCATGTGGATGCTGCACACGAAATTTTACGGCAGATCCCCGCATATCGAAAAAAGCCGAAAGCATGGTTAGAGGCCCAAGCCAAAAGGACATCCTGGAAAATCATCTATGTCTGGATCTGTTCGCAGATTGCCATGATCCAATTGAACCATGTTCAGGCTATGCAAGTCTTTCTCCCATTTTTGTATGATCGGGTACGGGGCCGGACGTTCTATGAACTGATTCAGGGGCAGGGGTTTCAGATGTTGACAGACTTAAGACAACCGGCGGATGATACCAAATAAATATTATGAACTCAGCGCAGCGCAGAAAATATAGAAGAAAATTTGAGCATGGCACCGGACTGAAAACCATAGAAGAAATGAAAGATTTTATTCGCTCTCCTTTTAAAACGAGACTGATCAAAAGCAACAATCATGAAATTGAGTATGTGCCAGATCATTATGAAACCAGAGTGTTTTTCGGTCAAAAGATGAATCGATGGGAGGTCCAAAGATACCTGAAATCGCATTTGCAAGCTGATATCCCAAATATCGACCGCGGGAACATTGAAAAATATTATTCTATAGAGGAAGAATTGAAATTAACCGTCAGGAATGGTGCGTCGCATGGAAACTAAAATAATAAGATTAAGCAAGGACAATATTGATAAGCTCATCCAGAACGGTCGTATAGTGGCTGATATAATAGAGGTGGATTGCGGCGGCAGAGAAGTAGAAGTTGAGATCATATTGGTGTTTAAAAAGGACTGATAGTATTTAGGAGGGTTATGAGGCATGAACCGCGGAATAAAAATTTGTGATCGACACGATGATTACCAGGTTCCTTTGGTTTGGACATTCGCTTTTAGTGGATGTGAATATTGGTGTCCTTATTGCGGAAACAATGGTGGGATGTTTGGAACCGGGGTGGAGGTTGACGAAACGCCCGAATTAAAAGAACGATTAGAGAAATATAAAAAATATTCTCAAGATTACCTTCACGCTATGGGTATTTTGGTATGTTCAGCCACGACATGGAAGGGGCAAAGAGTTCAGCCCGATGAATTGCCCGATGAAGAAAAAGCACGGTTGCGGCAGATAAGAGAAAATTGGCAATACGGGATTAAAGCAAGCCAAATAACTTAACATATATAGCAAAGGAGGGGAGAGGATGGACGAGAATAGATTATTAAGCATATTATCGGATTTTAAAAATGGTCATACCGATATTTCTAAAACCGCTGATTTGATACAAACTCAATCCTCCCCCGGCTGGCCAGACGTGCGGGGATATATAGAAAAGGAAATTTTAAAAATAGAGCGGAGCCATAAAAAGAAAATGTCCGTTACGGTATATCAGGGTATAAGACGGATGACACTTGAAGAAATATTGAAACTACTCCCCGCCCCACCGGGAACGGATAAAGGATAGGAGTCATGGCAATTAGAAAATGTATAGTATGCGGAAAAGAAGAAAAATATAATTCTGATAATGGATGGAGAAACGTAATGCTTCCGTTTGGACATGCATATAATTCATGGGAGGAAGATGCATATATATGTTCTTCTGCATGTATAGCTGTATGCGGAAATACTGCAAAGCAAGTAAAAAATTATTTAAAAGCAGTTAACAAATATCCTGATGGTGAAAAAAAATATTTAACCGGAAACGGATAAAGGATAGGATGATGAGATGAATTATTATCACTATTGCGCAAATTGTAAACGCTGCCAGTACGGAACGATGACAACGGGGGGATTTTATTGCGGGACATGTGGGAGTTATACCATATACAGCAATAATGGATATTACACGACAACAAACACCAGGGAGTAGGAGGATAGCATGTCAAAATTATTAACAATAGAAAATTGCGCTGAATGCAAACATTGTGTTCATATACCATATAAAGGATCAGGAATATTTTTTGAATGTCATGAGGATAGTATTGGCGTTAAACGTGTTCTGGGCATAAAACTTCCTTCATGGTGTCCCTTACCAGATGCAGATAAACAGGAGGGATGAGACATGGGAGCAGTTGAAGATGCAATAATAAGATCATCCGAAAAGTGGGCCAAGAAAATGGATAAAATAACCAGGAGGGATGAGATGAATAATATTTATAAAATCAAAAAGTACATACAGGAAAAACACAGCATTAACTGTGCGTTGACGGATGAAATAATTGAATTCATTGATGGGCTTTCCGGGGAATCCTCACTCGGCTTGCAGGACGTGCGGGAGTTAATAGAAAAACATAAAATCAAAACAAGCGAAAAATCCAGTGAACAATTCAGGCATGATGCGGAAATATATAATTCGGCATTTGATTTTATTTTAAAATTTATTTTACAATTAGAAAAAACAATTCAATGCCCCAAATGCAAAACCAAACTCATTGAGACAGAGGAATTTATTGATGGATTTCCATTACCCTATTATGTTTTTTGTTGCTCAAAATGTGGATTTGAAATATCTATGGAAGAATTGAATAAACTCCCCGCCCCACCGGGAACGGATAAAGGATAGGAGGATTGAAATTATGGCGGTGAAAGAGAAAGTTGTATGAACCATACAGCCCCACAAGTCAGGGGAGATACGGCCAGATTAAAACCGGGTGGTGCCGGTAGGGATAGGGAGCCGTCAAGCGGTTCTGAAGCCCGTAAAAATCTGGTGGGCCACGATGCCTTTAAAATCACGACTTGACCGCCTTTATTATATTTCTAACACTACCAATTGATTCCATGACACATGCAGAAAGTTTTAAAAGAGAATTGGGATTAACAATATAACGGAGGAGATTATGCAATTTAGCGAAGATGAATTTTTCAGCATCGAAGAAAATATCGCAAATCTACTTGTCAAATATCTTGCGGCGACAAAAGAGCGAACCCTGGATTTTGATGATAATTTAAAAATGCTGGTGGATAGGGCAAAAGAAGATATTTAAGAATATTAAATTTTTATTCTTATCACGCCAACAGACCCGGAAATGCTTTGACATGATTATTGGTATAGTCTATATTATTATTAAATATGGATATAATAAATAATTCATTTTCAAGACTTCCGGGGCTAAAACATGGGTTCTGTCACCTTTTTTGACCGTCAGATAGATCTCGCCCAGACGTATTATGTGATGTTCGCTGACGCCAAGCGTCAATTGACGCCCGAACAAGTGGCCAAATATCGGCGTATTTCCATGTGGCCGTCAAAGCTCCAGGAAATGTTACTCGCCAAGCTGCCCCCGGAGGAAAACCCAAACATCACGCCCATGACCGGAAAGCAACTCATAGAGTTCTCCGCGCAAGGTTATATCCCTATATTTGATCTCCGATTCCAAGAATCCAGAAAACTTACATTAATGCCAAGCCAGGCAATAGATTTTTACCTCGAACACTCCAAAACGTATGGGAAGGGTTAAGCAATGTTCCATACTAAAAAACCAGCAGTGCAAAGCACACCCCACGGCCTACCATCGACGACGAAATCTGGAGAGCCGGTAATGCCTAACCGGGCCAACCGTAGGATGTTTGCCCAAGCAAATAAGATTCCCTGGGCGTCGATGCCCAAGATATCACGGATTACCAATGAAAAGAGGACGGAGGCCCTGGGGGCTATCCAAAATCCCAAAAGACAATATACGCGCAAGAAGATAATGTAACTGGAGGAACCAATGAACGCACCGAGAAATTTTCACGATTATTTGAGCATGTGGTCTGTTTTGCTGCCTGGCATCGACCTGAGAACGATTGAGTCCCAGCCGGGATTCATTATGCTGGTCAGGCTGTGGAATCATACGGCTATCATGGAGCCTGAAAAATGCGATGACGTGGTTGTTTTGGACGATACCAACCATTTCGTACTGATCAATAACCCTTTCATGGAGGAGCAGGCTGCGGAGGATGCCAAGAACGCGAAGAAGGACGAGGCTAAATCGCCTGTTCCGCCCGCAGCGGCCCAAGCTTCCGCTGCCGCGGCGTCCGTACATTAAAGGGGGATCACTATGGCAAGAGTACAGATAGAGCAGCCGCAGGCCCAGGCGGAAATCAAGCCCGAGATTGCCTATTACTACCCGTTCAAGGGGAAGCCCATGGTCCGGATCAAGGGGAATTTCATGAAAGGCGGGTTCAGTATCAGTCGCGCCAAGGTCAAAGCCATCCTGGAAAACCGCGAGGCCCTGGAAAAGTTCGCCGCGGGGGAATTTGACAAGGACATCCTGGAGACGCCGGAAGGGGAGGGCTGGAAGCCGTGAACGAGATTAAAATTACACGAACCGTCTTAATAGCCGATGGGACCACGAACAGTGACGGGGAGGCTATTGTCTTAGACGATCGTTGCACTATTCCCGCTACTCTGCCGGTAACTTTATGCTTTGATCTGAGTAACACCGTAGGTCAGGCCAGACTGTGGAGAGAAAATGACAAGATAATTGCGGATATTAGCCTGCAGCAAGGAATCGCAGAGAAGTTGTTAAAATCTTTAACCCCCGCCGTCAATTTCTTTATTCGCAGATCCTACAAGGACGGTGGTGTTATTAAAATAACCGACCTTGAATTATTGAGTGTTGGAATTGGCCTTGGTCCCAACGCTGATGAGAGAATAAAGTCTTTCGGAGAGCAAGAAGGCCAGGATCTTCGGATCAGCGACATTGTGCCTATGTCGAATCAGCAATCATTGGATGCCGAATGGCAGCAACTCAAAGAAGCGGCAACGCCATTATTGAAACTTATCAACGAGAAATACCATCCGCATGTAAGCGTTATCGTGACTCCTACCAGCATTGAACTGGTAGAGGGTGTATTAAGTATTCCAAAGATCATGGATTTTGTAAAAGACTGAAAAAAGAATATGGATACCGAAAATAAAGACAAACCCAGGGCGATTGACCAGATCACAGCCAAACAAAAGATATTTCTGCACCATTATATCCAGCAAGGGTGTAATGGGGCGCGGGCATATCAGGCTATCAATCCGAGATGCAAACAGGCCACGGCTGAGGTAAATGCAAGTAAACTGCTAAGTAATACTAAGGTTCAGGCAGCTCTGACCGAGCTTTGTCATGAAATTCTGGACGGAGACGCTGCTACGCTCAAGTTCATCGTTCGGAATGAGCTGGAAGTCATCGGACGTTCTGATTTATCCAATTTCATGGAATGGGATCAGGACGGGGTATATTTTTATTCATCCAAGGGCAAAGATACTCGCGCCGTCAAGTCGGTACGCATGAAACGCGAGATCCGGACATCCAAGGATGGCGACACGACAGAAACCATCACCATGCAGATGGATATGCATGATAAGAACAAGGCCCTTGAGCAACTGGCCAAGATCCTGGGCCTGTATAGTGACGGGGATGTGCATAACGGGGATATTATATATGTTGAAGCACCGTTGACAGATGGCTGGAAAGGCAAACAACAAGCCGAGACAAGACCCCAAGGTTGAGTGGAATCCAAAGCAGATTGATGGGGTCAAGCTGTTATCCGATTTCACCAAGAAATTTATATTATTCTTTGGTGGCAGTCGGTCTGGCAAGACATTTCTGGCGGTTTATTTCATTCTGTATAGGGCCAGACACTTTGCTGGCAGCAAGCACCTGATAGCCCGGTACAGTTTTGCGAACGCAAAGAAAACGATATGGCTACAAACGATCCTGCCCCTAGCCCGGAAAGACGAAAAACTAGGGCTTTGCAGGATAAATGAGAATGAAGGCATTATAAAGTATAACAACGGTTCCTTGGTAGTTCTGGGGGGCCTGGAGCCGAGTCGGATAGATTCTGTGCTGGCTGCAGAGTATGCGACCATATTTATAACTGAGGCCAATGAAAACAAGTATAACCACATTGAACCCCTTCTGTCCAGGCTTAATGACACGGCCAAAGACGAGGACGGCAATCCGATTTCGCTCAAGTTTATATGCGACCTCAACCCCACGGTCAAGAACAACTGGACCAACGTGCTGTTCCGGATGGGAATGGATCCCATCACTGGAAATCCCAAAGAAGACTTTCATCGCTATGCACACCTACATTTCCAGCCGGAGGATAACGAAGCCAACCTTGCAGAGGGGTATATTGAGACGCTCCGGGCCATGTCACCGGCACTCAAGAAACGGTTTTATTTCGGGGAATATGGAGAGTATGAGGGCTTGGTCTATCACCTGGATGAGGAAGTCCATATTGTCGATGATTTTGAGATCCCGGCTGATTGGAAACGATTTAGGGGCATTGACTTTGGATATCATCCGCACCCGTTCTGCTGCCTTTGGGCGGCGTATGATGCGAGCAATGACATCCTGTATTTTTATCGTGAGCACTACTTAGGGCAAACAACTGTCCGCCGGCACTCCGAGATCATAAAGGCGATGACGGGGGATGAACATATAAGTTGGACGGTTGCCGACCACGACGCCGAGGATCGGGCTACCTTGTTAGAAAACGGTATTGTTACGGTCCCTGCCGACAAAGAGGTTTTAAAGGGAATTGATCATGTTGCTGACCTTTTACATTTCGATGAAAACAAGACTAGGCCAAATATCAAGATATTCAGATCATGCAAGGCACTTATTACAGAATTTTACGCATATAAGTGGGCGGATCCCGCGACCCGCATGGCAAAAGACCGGGAGGTCGTGAAAGAGGATGACCACGGCCCTGACGTTGTACGGTATATGAGCTTGCGGGTATTCCCGATCCTGCGATCGCCGGGGGTCATTATGCAAAAGGGTTATAAAGAGAAGGCGGCCAAGGCCATGGTGAGCGACCGGGAGCAGTTTCAACAAGAGATAGAAAAAATCAAACGGCGGGTGCCTGGAGTAATAAGGGGCAGAAGCTAGTGAGGTCTGAATTTTTAACAGAAATCAAAGTGCGTCAGAAACGACGGCAAGAACACGCATTGACAAGCAGGTAACGCAAATGGAGAATCAAGAGTTTCTCGAACAGACAGCTAAGTTTTTAGACATCAGCATAGATCAACTGGTGGGCCACCTAGGGATGATGAAGGCCAAGAGTGATAAGAAAATCCCTGGCACAGCAGGCGGAAAACAACTGGTCCCGATCCGGGCCTTACTTGAAAGCCAAATGGAATTATACACATCGAGGGGCATTAAAGAGCAATTTCAATATATCCCCGACAACAAACTCCGCATGTGTGAGGAGCGCAATCCGGTAATATCCACGATTGTCAATGATCGGATCCGGCAGGAGCGTCCTTTTGCAAAACCATCGCGTGATCAAGAGGTTCCTGGTTTTCGCATCAAGATGAAAAATGAGGAAAAAAACCCATCAAAAGACGAACGCAAGGAAATGGCTTGGCTTGAGGAGTGGTTTTTAAACACGGGGCGCAATGACTTCCCGGAGGCTGTAGAGCGTGAGGACAACTTGCTTGATTATATGCAAAAAATCACCAGGGAGGCATACACAATCGACAAAGTGGCTATTGAGTTGCGCCGGGATCAAAAAGGCAGGCTCGTTGACTTTTGGTCGGTTGACGGCAGCACTATTAAAAGGGTAGTCCCTGGGGGATATCGCGGTAGCAAGTCCGACTTTGATCCCAGAGCTGTCATGATGAATGATGACTTTTCCAATAAGTTGGCTGCAGCTAAATTAGAAAACATTCCGCCTCTGGATGAGGTTCGATTTGTCCAGGAGATAGACGGAAGGCTGTGCGCCGCCTTCCGGCAGCAGGATCTTATCTTCGATTTCATGAATAAAAGGGTGGACGTTCGATATGCCGGTTATGGCTATTCTTGTACTGAGCAGGCCATGAACGTGCTCACTGCCTTTCTATTTGCTATGGCATATAACGCACAGGCGTTCAGTAGTTCTACTATACCAAAAGTCGGCTTGGCCTTCGAGACCGGGGATTATGACGTGGATGCGCTATCCGATCTGCAAGAGCAGTGGATGGCTAATTTCTCCGGGGTCCAGGGAGCCTACCGGATCCCGATGCTCAATGGTAAAGTATCGATTCTGGACTTCATGAAGTCTAACAGGGACATGGAGTACCAAAAATATCTGGAGTTTACGGCCAGCCTGATTGGGGCCATATTTGGGTTCGATCTCATGGAAGCAGGCTTAAAGTTTTTCAGCACCACCAGCGCACTCACCGAAAACGCAAACGGACGACAGCAATTCTCGAAAGACCGCGGCCTCATTGATCTCTTGGGGTTTCTGGCAAATATCAATAATAAAATTCTCACTCTTGGCGGCTGGGCCGATAAATACATGTTTGAATACACAGGCCTTGAGCCGCAGGACAAGGAATTTGAGCAGAAAAGCAAGTCTGAAAGGGTCAAGACGTACATGACCGTTGACGAGATCAGGGCCGAGGACGATCTGCCGCCGCTCCCGGATGGGCAGGGCAAGGTCATTCTTGATAGTGTCTGGGTACAATACCAACAGATGATGCAGCAGAACCAACAACAGGGCGAGGGTGCGCCGGAGGTCGATAACGACATGGGAGGTTACGGAGATGAAGAAATGGCAGATGATCAAACTCCTGGGTCTGGTGGTACTGGTGAATCTAGTGATTCTGGCAATGATCTGGACGGAGCGATCGAGGAGGCTATGGGCGACCTGGGAAAAGCAAAGGAGTCCATACGGGCGCGGACCTTACTGACAGGGCAAGACCTATGACCAGCATACCTGAAATTAAACTAGAACTTGAGGAAATGTCACACCGGATCGTGGCCATGAAAGCCGTGATCCGCAAACACTCCAAGAGCCCGAACACCTTGGTGGACGTGCTGCCGGTCCTCACCCAATTGGATACGGCCAAAACCATACTGGCCAAATTGGCTATGGACCTAAAAGTATCATGACTCACACGGCACTCAAGCGCATGGTGACGGAGTTCTTGGAATGGTCCAAGTGGTTTGTTGTACCAAACGTCGAAGGCCGAAGCAAGAGCGGAGAACATTCCTATCCAGGGATCACAGACTTGGTGGCTACTAAAAACAGTATCACCGTATGGATTGAGGTTAAGGTAAACGGCGACCGGTTGAGCGCGGATCAGGAAAAGTTCAGGGATGATATACTCGCCCATAGGGGGCATTGGATAGAGGTCAGGGACGGTCTCGACGGGCTGGCAGCCTATATTGAAGTTTTACGGAAGTCAGGGTGCATAATATGATGTATATACCTGATGAATGGATTGATTCGTGTGCTGATGCGTTTTTGCAGCTTCCGGCTGCAGTCCGGGAAATCATGATGTTTACGGAATATCTCTCAAACAGCATTGGATCTTTGCCATATTGTGAATCGCCCATGTGGTTAAAGATGATGGTTCATTTTTATACGTTACAATTTTTGGTAACTCCAACTTGGCCGAAACGGTTGAGTTGAGAACGATATATAAGATCGCGGGGTTGAGGAGCTGGTCCCTCAAGAGGTTCATACCCTCTGTCACGTCGGTTCGAATCCGGCCCCCGCTAATATCTCAGGCATATCAAGAGCCAGGAGATTAAACGCAAGGCATATCGAGGTTATCCGGTTCAGCCTGCCACCCCCGCGTCACACGCTTTTAACGGTAGTGGCGCGGGGGGAGATACCGGAAATTATAGGAGGGTTACATGCCCGATCCCAAAAAAGTCTTATCCGCTCTTGTCAACGCCCATGAGCAAGTTGATGGCACTATCTATGCCGACACCCTGATCGGGTTCGTTCCCCTGGTCAAGTTTCTGCTGGATGTACACCGCTCCGGCGGCATGTGGCAGAGTTTGGGCATGGCCCGTATTACTTCAAACAATGTAAGCACAATAGTTATCAAACTATTTGTCATGATCCCCGATCAAACCGATGCCGCGCGGTATCTGCAGGCTGCAATGGAATTATCCGGGGATCACCCTGAATCATAATTAAAAAAAAAGGAGATTTATATGCTAAACAAAATGAATCAAGGACCAGATTGTGGTCCTATTATCAAACGGATGATATCTGTACTATCTGATGTGAACGGTGTTGTTGATGAGATGCACAACCTGTCAGATACACTCCGGGGAGCTGTTATAGGACCAGTCCTCAAAAATGGCAGTGAGGATTGTAAAGAAATATCAACCGGGACACTGCCGGATCATGTCTTTGCCTTGTGCCGCTTACGGGATGAATTAATCAGCATAAAAGTTGTTCTGAGCGAAGTTTGTTCAGAACTAAGCCCTTGTATAAACAAAACATAACTAAGGAGATTTTACATGTTAGAGAAACTGAGAAAAGATGACTTTTTGTATGGGTACTGGCTGGGGATCCAAGGCTGGACCATCTGGCTGGTTGATCGGTGCGGAGAATTGTTTCTGCACATGCAGAGGCCGGCGATCGGGGACCGGCCACCTATTCACATCTGGGATCATTTCCCAAGGCGTGACGAAAACCATTCGCAGGCCGAGGTAATCTTTAGGTCGATTGGACTCCTGCTGGGGTTTACCGAGTTCGCTTTCTATGGCCCCGTCAATCGTATGGATGCCAAGGAGTTGGAGAAGCTCACTAGGCAGTTTGATATTCATGATGCCATGATCGCAGAATGGGTCAAGGCCCAGGGGGAAGTGGCCACAGCGCAGGAGCCAATGGAGGAGGCCGTAGAGAAAGCCGACGAGCAGCCGAATAGGGAGCCGTGCGAGGAGGAGCCGAACGATTCCACCGGCGACCAGCCAGATGATCTCGGCGTCGAGGATGGCAAGGTCGTTTCGATTAAAAGCGGCCAAACGGAGCAATAATGCTGCCCTCTCTTGACAATATCATCGAACAGATCCAGGAGCAGGAAAATAAACTGATCATGGTCAAAAATCCCACGGAGGTTATCGCGGGATCCACTGATGTTGACGACCAGTTATTTAAGCTGGCCGTCAACATTAAGATTCTTACAGAATTAAAGCTCCTGGCCGGAACCGAGGCGATCCACCTGGCGCAAGCCTACAACCGGGAAGCCAATAAGCTGGCCTGTGAGATGACCGAGGACATACTGGCTGCGGTGGGGATCGTTCGATCTGATAAGTTTAAGCATATCAAATTCATGCTGCACAAAGAAGAATCCGAGCTGGAGCGGATGCGGGCGCAGTATAAATATTTTTTCGACATGTATGATACTTATAAAGAGTGGATCAATATTTATAAAAAGACGAGAGTGCAGGAGAGTAAATACTGATGGCAAATTTTATTAAATGTGCTGATCAATATGATGCTTGGAAATCCGAACTCCAACCATAGGAGGGAAGGGATGAAAATACTTATGGCTCATGTTGCGTGGGAGAATAATTATTCTACTGCAACGCTCGAAGTCGAAGGGTTGGGTAATGTCGAAATAAAGGGATTTATTTCTGACGAATGTAAGTCACGGCTTGAAAAAGAGGCGATACTCGCCCTTGAACAACGGCTCGGGATTGTTTGTAATTTTTCAGAAAGGAAATAATCGGGAGGATGGTGTAAATGGCTGCACAACGCCGCTTTCTACTTGCCATCAAGTCCAAAGAGCTGTGACAAGGCCAGCTACGATGACAGGCGAATGAGTGGTGGAGGAGCGGGTTCGATCCCCGCCGATCCCGCATTAAGAGTTTAGACGGGGCAATATTATGGATGAATTGGAAACAGAGACGGAGATGAAACCGAAAACCTTAAAAATTCCCGTCCTCACTTATAGCCGCGTTGTAGGGTATTTTGCGCCTGTAAACAACTGGAATCCCGGCAAGCAGCAAGAGTTTGAGGACCGCAAGGTATATAAGGCACCTGTTCTATGAAATCGTGTCCCTACGCAAACCAGCAGAATGCCCATTGTTCGATGACCCCCATGGTTTTCATGCTGGATGAGTTCCCGCTGCCAGAAGATAGGCAGCAGATATTTGAAATAATTGACAGCTTGGTTAAGGACCAGGGAATGAGTATTCCTTATAATTATTTTGTAGCCGAACGGATTGAGATGTTTATCCGGGTTGCTGCCTTTCCCAGGTCCGAGATCGATATGGTAGCGAAAAGCAAGAATATCGTTCTACCGGACGCTATCCGGTTTATGGCGCGTGAAATGCGTAATGCTTATGAGTATTCTGTTAATTTGTATAGGCAGAGGATTTTGCATTGAGCAATGACTTTATCAATAAGCTATTTTTTATGGATCATCTCGCCGGGATGCGTCAGATGTTGCCTGATAATTCTATCGATGCTATTGTCACAGATCCGCCCTATGGATTTGGGAATGGTAAAAGACCTGGATTCATGGGTAAAGAATGGGACCGTACTGTTCCTGGCATCGATGTGTGGCGAGAGGCCCTGCGGGTGCTGAAACCCGGCGGCCATCTGCTATCATTTTTCGGGACCCGGACCTATCACCGGGGAGTCGTAAACATTGAGGACGCTGGATTTGAGATCAGGGATCAGCTCGGGTGGCTTTACTCCCAGGGATTTCCAAAATCGATGGACGTGAGCAAGGCGATCGATAAGGCGGCGGGCGCGGAACGGCCTGTTGTTGGAGAAAAGAAATTGTGGGGCCATAATGCTGGCAGCGGGGCCGGTTCTTTTTCCAAAAATAAATATGAGGGACAAACAGGCATACAGAGGACCGAACCTATCACCGCTCCCACCACCCCCGAGGCCCAGCAGTGGGACGGGTGGGGGACCGCCCTCAAGCCCGCTTGGGAACCGATCGTATTGGCCCGGAAGCCCATCTCGGAAGAAACTGTGGCTGCCAACGTGCTCAAGTGGGGAACCGGGGCAATTAATGTCGATAAATGCCGGGTGCCGGCGGAGCCCGGAGAATATGACATTCGCCATTATATCAACGAAGATTGTTTTCAGAATAAAACCCCCAAGAAAAGCAACTTTCAAGTCAAACCGCAACCCACCGGCAGGTTTCCGGCCAACATCCTCCACGACGGCAGCGAGGAGGTCCTGGATATGTTTCCAGACTCCAATGGTCAGCAAGGAGATATCCGGGGGACAGAGCCGTCTTTACCGATGAAAAATGTTTATGGGAATTATAGTGGCCGGATCCCCGTGGAGAAACGCGGCGACACTGGATCTGCTGCCAGGTTTTTTATACAATGTCGTTTTTCAGAGGGAGATATATGCGACAATGCGAATACTGTGGAAAATATTTTATCCCGGCAAGAGCGAGTAGAAAATTTTGTTCTAAAACTTGTAGCAATAGAGCAATGCCAAGAGGACAAGCAGTTAAGAGATATGATAATACCTTTTATGAACGTAATAAGGATATCATTAAAGAGCAACGAAGAATCAGTTATCACAATGATTCACAGTACCGGCTCAAGGTGCTTGCACGGACTCGCGCGCATGATCATGGAAAAATTAAGCCACAACCCTGTGAAATATGCGGAAATCCAAAAACTGATAAACACCATGATGATTATTCAAAACCTTTTGAATATAGATGGCTTTGTCGGAAACATCATATCGAACGCCATGTTGCACAGTATGGTTCGTGGGGAGAAGGTCTACGTAAACAGGTTTAAATATTGTGCCAAGGCGTCCAAATTAGAGCGAGGGTATGGTAACACCCATCCCACGGTCAAGCCCTTGGCACTCATGCGGTACCTGTGCCGACTCGTTACCCCACCGGGCGGGATAGTGCTCGACATCTGTGCTGGTAGCGGGACCACGCTGATAGCGGCCTGGTTGGAAGGGTTTAAGATGTGTGGGTTTGAAGATGATCCCGACTCATATCAAATTGCGGTCAAACGCATGGCGGAAGCATTTAAACAAGAAAGGTTATTTGCATGAACATGTATAAAATATCACGTTATGTTAACAGGATGATTTTAGGTATAGCAATATTCTTTATCAAAAGAACATGGGATCTAACCAAACGAAATCAGGAATGGATTAAAGAGGCAATTGAACATACCAAATTTTTAAAAGAATTGATTGGTACTCTGTGAACAATAAACCTTTTATCCCCGAAGATGATGACCTGAAATACCTTGAGGATGTGGCCGAGGACCTGTCCAATTACATGTCTACGGTCATCCTAAACGTATTCCATGGCGTGACCCGTAACCTGGGGGTCAAGGATCCTGAGACATTCTCCGTAAAGCCCCCGGAGCAACTCTCTAAGGGGATCCTCTCCAGCCTAGTCGATAAAATCCGGGGGTATATCGGAAGCAACTTGCACCCAAAGCCGTTTGTTGTCAAGGGCATGAACCTGTATAAGAAGGGCAAGCCCCTGACCCAGAGCCAATGGGATAAGTTCGAGGACCAGGTTACTCAGTACATGCGGCCATACCTGAATGGTATCAATGAGGAGATGGCGGTAAAAGGAGTGTTGCTGGCCCTGGCCAGTGCCGAGGCGGAGAATCAGCAGAAACGGGTCCATGAGTATGGGAAAAAGAGCTATGAGCAGGTCGAGCAGGAGTTCGGCCCGTTCCCGCGGACGTTCAAGGATGCCACGAGCCATAAGCGCGTCAATAAAGAGATCGAAAAGACCATGCACCGCGCATATGCCGGCGCAGCTCAATACGTTCAAAAGGTCAAGGATGATGTGCGCGAGGCCATCCGGCAGCAAGTGGTCAAGGCTGATAAGCTGGGGCTCTCATCTCAGGAACTCGCAAGCAATCTATATTGGATGAAGGATGAAAACCCAGATCTGAAAAACTATACCGCCCAGGCCCTTCTCCGGGACTGGAGGAGGGTGGCCAATACCGAGTTGGCCATGATTCATGGCCAGGGGAAGATGGCAGCGTATGAAGACCAAGCTATGCAGAGCATGAGGGACCAGGCCAAGGCCGTCTACATGCTTTCCGTCGGCGGCACTTGTAAATGGTGTGCTGCCCACCAGGGGCGCGTGCTCCGGCTGATCCCCTTGGAGTTGGTAGGAGATGAGAGCGACGACAGCCTATCAAGCCGAGGCATCAAGGACCCGCATACCGACATCGCGGTCTGGCAGGGAAAGAATAATGTGGGCTACAGGCAGGCGGCATGGCGACTCTGTGAGCCACCACACCCTTGGGGAAAAATGCACATGGTACGTTTTCATCCCGAGGCGGAAACGTATAACGAGGACACAGGGCGCATCGAGTACAAGAGCACCAAGGAAATGGAACAGTATCTTCCGGAGGACTTCAAGCACGAACTTGATGAGGGCCGGGAGCGTATCCAGGAGCGCGAGGCCCAGAAAGAAGCGGACCGCGCAGCGGGGATCCATAAACGGGATATTGAATATATAGATCGATCCGGCACCCCCGCGGGCACCGATCAAGGGGGTAGGCCTCTGGCAACCGTGGGCGGGCAGATATATGTCGGTGTCCCGGCGTCTGATTTTGCCGCGGAGCTTGAGGCGTGGCGGCGTGACCGGACCAGACCCATACCCGTGGCTGAGAACCAGAGGGAGTATAGTCAGATATTCAAGGAATAGGGAGAATAAGGCAATGATTGAACGGCAACATTATCATGTAAGTGACCCTGATTCCTATTTGTTTGCCGTCTATCTTAATGGTATCCGTCAGGAGTTATGTTTCGAGGCGATGGTCGGTGAGCATGGCTTTGTAGGAATTTATGCCACTCATCCTGATGGAAAAATCCAGGTAGATCCCGTTCATGGTCCATTACCTTATAACGCCCATGGTAGGGTGGAAGTATTTTTAAAAGAAGTGGCCGACATATTAGATTCTTATATCAATATCAAGGCAGGATAGTTTAAGTATGAAACAACGAAAAATTAAAGAAGTGCATTTATGGGGTATCATTCCTGTAAAATATGGAAACAGTCATCGATCGCGCTTTGGCGAGTATAGAGTTTCGGGTTTTTTGGGGTTTATTCTTGGATTATTTGGCATGGATGATAAAGTGAAAATATATAGAGGCTGTTATGGGTATTTCCATACTATTTATGATGTATATATTAAGCGGATGGGAATATAGTCAGATATTTAATTCATGAAAACAGGTATAGGATCACATCAATCGCACCGGATGTTAAACGATGAGTGGTTGACGCCCCCGAAAATAATCCGCGCTTTGGGAGAGTTTGATCTTGATCCCTGTGCGCCGGTTGTCAGGCCGTGGGATATGGCCCGCCGGCATTATACCGTCCAAGATAATGGTCTACTTATGCCGTGGGAGGGCCGCGTCTGGTGCAATCCCCCGTATGGCAAAGAAACCGGATGGTGGTTGAATAAGCTTGCAGAGCACGGTAATGGGATCGCCCTCATATTCGCCCGGACGGAAACCGAGATGTTTTTTGAGCATGTCGGGGCAAAGGCTCACGCCATCCTATTTATACAAGGCAGGTTATATTTTCATTATGTGGATGGACGGCGAGCCGACTCCAATTCCGGCGGGCCATCGGCCTTAGTAGCATACGGTAAGAATA